GAAAGGACAGCGTGTCAAGGCCCCCTCCGAATGTAGTAAATGGGTAGTAAATTCGGTGTCCTTATCCCGTGATTTGCCCGTATTTCCGGGCTTTTTTGAAATAATCAGAGTTTTTCATACTAAAAACTAAAGAAGAAAATATAAACAATATAACAGTACCTCTTGTCATAGCATTATCAGCACTAATTCTGTTTAATTTGATAACTGCAGTTCCAATTTTAGCTAAAGTTAATACTTTCACTCAAGCCAATGAAAATACTAACTATCATTCTGTTGAAGGACAGCCCAATATTTATTACATGATTTTCGATGAATGTGCAAGCTTTTATGTTATGGAGCACTATTATAATTATTCTCCCTCCACATTTTATGATTATCTGAAAAATGCAAATTTCGCAATCTCAGAGAACAGCCGAAATGAAAGTGGTAATACCGATTCAATATTAACAAATTGTATAAATATTGATTATGTAGTTAATTCTAAAATGACTGCGGCAGAACGCGAACAATATCGAGAAAGTCCTGAATTATATAATCTTTTAAAAGAAGAAGGATACTCATTAAAAGGCGTTGGAGATACAAACTGGCTTAATTTAGAGAGTGTAAATAATAACAAAAAAGTTGAGCGAGAAAGTATAGAAGGATATAATTTTAATCAATTAGTAATTAACAATTCTTTTGTAGCACCATTTCTAAAATATACTGGAACAGATGCAGCAAAATTAGTTTTGGATACTTTTGAATATATGCAAGATCAAAAAAATATCAATCCGGATAATTCGGAAATGACATTATTATATTTATGCACTCCACATCAACCATTCCTCTTTGATGCTAATGGAAATAATGTGTCTCCTCAAAATTATGATAACTGGGCAGACGATCAATACTATTTAGGACAATACCAATTTATAATAAAACAAATTCAGAAAACAATTGAAATACTATTAAAAAAAGATCCGAACTGTATTATTTTGCTAAGTTCTGATCATGGTCCCAGATTTAAAGAAGAAATTCCTTATGAAGATAAAATCAGAATACTGAATGCAGTATATTATCAGGGAGAATCTATTAGCGAAATTCAGGATCAATCTATTGTAAATACATTAAGAATAATCCTTAATAAACGCTTTGATTTGGATTTTCCGTTAGTGGAGGTAAGTGATGGTAATAAAAAATAGCATTAAGAAAAGAATGTATATTAGAAACAAACTATCCAGCATTTACAGTACCTAGAGGGTTCAAATGTAGGAATAATCGAGAAATAAACGACACCCACCCGAACTTAACTACCTCTATCTACTGTTCAAAACCATCTTCAATCACATCGCCCGTAGAATCCAAAAGAACCGAGTTGCGGGCTTTGCGATAGATGATTTGTCCCTGAATTGTTTTACCGGAACTGTCTTTGATTGGGTTTCCGCTTGAGTCCTCAATGTTGTCTAAGAACACGAACTCATTAGGATATCCTGCGAAAGCCGTTCCGGTAATAATTGTACCATCTGCTTTGTGTGCTGTATAGCCCTTTAACAAAGCTTCTTCCGTAACAGTATCGCCGGTAAGGTCGATCAAAACTTTATTGCCGAATACGACTTTATTCGCAGCCATTCAATGAGACCTCCTTATCCGATCGTAACGGTCTTTCCTCCGGCAGAGTTGTCGGTTTCTACATACGGGATTGCCTTAACCGTAACCTGAGATAAGCAGTTGTACTCTTCATCCGGCATGATCGTCTGAGCTTCTTTGGACGGTGTTACCTCCTTGCTCTGCGGCTTCATATCCTCAGAACCAGACATCGCACCTTCAACGCCAAGAATCGTCACACCCTCACGAATGTTAGTAGCAATAAGCTTTGCCTGTTCGGTGGCGTCAATAGACACCTTGCCAGAGCCATCATGATAGCCTTGCGGTACTGTATATTCTCCAGCAACGGTTGAGATGACACCTTTAACCGCACCGTTGTTCTTCATAGTACCTGTAAGCTTACTTCCACGGGCGTGCGCAGTCTTTCCTACGAGAATCTCTGCGACAGCCGCAGTATCCTCGGAAGTATCGCTGTCGAAAGTACAGGTACCTGTGATCTTTGCACCGCTTTTATCGTGAGCAGTAATACCTTTGAGGATCTTATCTGCACTGACGGAATCGCCAGTAAGATCGATAAGGACATCCCCCCCCGTAAATGACTTTGTTTACATTCAGATTTGCCATAATGTTTAGTCCTCCATAACACTTTCATTATTTTTCTTTATCAGCAGTCTTGTTGTACTGGGATGTACTGATTCCAAGGATAACACCAAGGAAAGTATCAACCGCAGTGATGGTTCCGACCACCTGCTCTCCATACGGGAGACTCCAGATTCCGGCCAGTGCAAAGTATAATGTACCAGCAGCCGGAAGCAGATACATAGCAATCCACTTAAGGATGTCGTATGTCTTGTTACTCATGCTCATTGTGCTCTTCCTCCTTCTCTATAAATTTATGAATCGGGAGTTTGTCCACCTCCTGCATAATTCGCTTCGCTGAACCGTTCCCGCCCATACGTTCGTAGGGTTCATAGAGATATACCCTCAGATTTTCATATTCATCCTGGGTCACACACCCACGGTCAATATACGACATTCCAAGATACATGATCCTGTCATGTGCCAATCCAATAAGCATCTCTGTTTTAACATCTTTTTGCTCGCTTTTCTTTTGCAAATAGGCCCACAGCCCAGAAGATGCAAGAACTGAGCTAAAGATCGTAAGTACAACCTGAAACCATGGTTCCATCGTTTCCTCCTTCTTTATGTGCAATCATGCAGACCTATCAGAAACAATCAGCTTCTTGTTGACTATTGCGATTTTCTTGCTAAATAGGTCTTCGTAAAGCTGTATTAAATTCTTTCGTTGTTCTCTGGATAAGAGCTTATAATGACCTCCCATCCAACCGCGAAACATGTTCTCGACATTGTCGTAATCCGCTTCTTCATTTCCAACCTTAACGGCAAGTTTCTTGAGTTTTCTACGCATGGCGGTAACTCGATCCGGGTTTATTCGTTTGATGACTTTACCAGTATCTGTAAGTGTGTACTTGATTTGCAGGAATTTGTATTTGCTCGAAATCTTAACGATTCTGGTTTTCTTACGATTGATATGGATTCCAAGTTCAGCTGCTATTTTACAGACGTTTTCGAGCAAGTCTTCAAGCTCTTCTTTACTGGGATTCATGATGTACCAATCGTCCATATACCTTCCATAAAATTTCTGTTGACGTACATACTTGACGTAATTGTCAATAGGATATGGATAGTAAATTCCAATGACTTGCGAAAGCTGATCTCCAATATTGACAGACTTCTCCATCCACTTTTCGCCAGTGAGCTTCTCTTTTGGAATGTTCCGATACTCCAGTTTATTGAAAGTATCGGTCATACAGGCCTCGTATTCCTCGTCAGACATGTACGAAACATCGATCTGGAAGCCCTTAAATATCAACGTTAAAAGCCAGTCAATAAACTCATCGTCATCGAACAGCTTCAACAATTCTCGTTTGGCAATCTCATGGATAATATTGTCATAGAACTTTGAAAAGTCACCGAATAGAATATAACCGTCATTTCCGTATAATTGGTAGTATTTGTGGAGATGAATTTCGAATCGTTTTCTCTGTTGTGAAATTCCGCGTCCCTTGATAGATGCGCAGTTATCATAAATGATATGTTTCCTAACTTCTGGAAGTAAAACCTCATCACACAGAGAATGTCGGACAATGCGATCGCGGATTTGAATGCTTGTAATAGGTCTTATCCGGCCTCTTTCATGCAGCTCGAATTCCTGTGTCGGTCCATTTTGAAGTGTCCGATTTATTAGATCATCTTGGATTTCGAATATGTACCGCAGGAAATTCATCATGAATTTTTGCGTCGATTCTTTCCATTTGCTGCTCTTCACAGAGACCTTATAAGCCCTATACAAGTTATTGGCGTCACAGACAATCTCCTCGTAGTTCATAACCTATTCACCGTTATAACAATACTTACCGTAGTAAATTGTATTAGGCTTTATTATTTATCCTTGCGGAACGGATAGCATCTCCTTCTTCGTTGGTTAATCGAAGAATCCGGACGAACCCCATTAGAGTTCGAAGCGTTGTTGTAGTTCGTATTGCCATTGTTGTTCACATTGGCAAAGTTAGCCGAAGAAACGACGCAATTTTTAGATGTTACCCTTTTTCTAACCGCGACTTAATCGCCATGTCTCTTTGACGCCACCTTTTTATCAATCCGATTTCTCGGTCGATAGCTTTAACATACCGGTTGTATAAATTCAGATCTACATCAAATATTTCAACAACCCGTTGTAACTCATTGATGAGCTGCTCGCAATTTACAATGGCCGCATTCTGGTAATCTCTCCTGGTCTCGTACTCGTGCATTGTCCGTGGGTAAATGGTATTTGCCGCTCTAACATTGCTCGTTATCAAGGAAGCACACTGATTTACTTTCGATTTGAAACTCCGCATCAGTTCTCTGTACTTGGCAAAGTTTTCTTCTGAAATTTCTCCATACGCGTACTTCTTCCGAACAAAGCTGTCCGCATCCTTAACACCAAATCCCCTCTGCATAAGGAGTATCAGCATATCATGCAACTCGATCGAGTACGTAATCGCTTCGAATTTTGACTCTTTTCTGTCGCCTAACAGGACGCTCATTCGTAATCTTTACCGGTGATCTCAGCGAACTCCTCTTTGGTGATCCAGCCCATCTTCACCGCATTACGAACCCTGGTCTCATTCCACATTTTCATGCTGTACCAAAGCTTTACTTTACTGTAATTCTTGCTATGTTCCATGGTGATCCTCCTTCTTAAAGCTCTACATTGGACATCATCGCAATGTAGGCGATATCAGACTGCATTTTAGTTCTGGCAAATTCCTCCTCAGAAATATCTCTAAGGACAAACCAGTATTCCCCGGGAATCTGCTCAACGATCTGAACCAGTTCCATGTTCAGATGAACAGTCTCGGTTGTTCCGTCGCTGATAGTAACCGGAGAGCAGTTATCTGCAAATACAGATTCCTCGATCTTTTCTGTAGAAATGAAATTGTTTCCGTTCAGCTTAAGATTGGAAATCTCAGTTCCATCACCGAGGGTAATTTTATAGATTTTCTCTTCCATAATTTAGAAGCTCCTTTCAAAAAATATAAACGGGGCACAAGGCCCCGCGATTTTAATTAACCAACCGGGAAGACCGGACGAACCCCAAAAGAGCCCGAAGCGCCGTAGTAGTTCGAAGAGCCAAAGAAGTCCACATAGGCAAAGTTAGCCGAAGAAACGACGTCTCTTAACCACTGGTTGTAAGATCTGTTTACGATGAATCTCGGGCATACCATGAACAGTGCCAGCTGAGTTTTGCTAGGGGTGTAAATATTCGGAATCGTATTTCCATCAGATGCATTGCCGAAATGAATATGGCCATACATCATAATTTCACTAGGAAGTTCAATGCTGGAATCAAACCATGCTCCTCCAGACTGTTTTCCATTAGCAACTGCATTACATAAATGTTCTCTGTGAGTAAGAACAGAACCCTGGAAAGCTGCATTGACGATTGTCTTTGCGTTCGCCAGGTTCGTTTTATACATCTCGGAACCAACATATCCACCAGTTGTAACATTGGTGGTGTTCATCTGCGCATTGTAAAGCGCCTCATCCGGCATGATAACAAGATGGTGGCTGGTAAATGCAGTGTCACCGCAGTTGTACCAGTAATCCATATCAACGATACGCCAGATACGGCCTCCGATACTCCAATAATCGCCAAGGAACATTCCTTTAAAGGAACCGTCCTTAATAGCAGCTTTCTGTACCGCTGTCAGAGCTGTTCCGAGATTCTTACCTCTGAAGATAACCCTGCGAAGCTCCACTGGAGCAAAGCTGTCCAGCATAGCAAAGAGTGCATCTTCAGCGGCGATAGCCTTGTTTCCGTCCGTAGTCCCGACGAGTAATTTGTTACCGGTTACCAGCTCGTTGATCTGGGTGAGTTCGGAAAGATTTACTCCTCCGATAAAATCTTTGGAACTTAAAAGACCGATTAACGCCTTTGCTAAAGCATCTGCCGCAATGGTCTTTGTCCCGTTAGGTCCGTCAAGCAGGAAAATATTACTTGCTGCTAACTCCTGGACCTTTTCGTAGTCTGTGATTTTCATTTAATGAATCCTCCTTTATTTGATGACAAAAATAGCCCGACCTTCGATAACATCGCCATTGCTGTCACGGAGAAGATCACTGGAATATGTACGTCCAATGACCGTATCCAAATTGCTGTCAGTAATGGGTGCGTCCGAAGAATCGAGCACGTCTCCGTAAGTACGGTATCCATTGTCGTAAAGCTTCTGATATACCGTGTATTCGTTTTCAAGGTTGGAACTGAACTGATTAAGAATGTCTACCTGCTCCTGCAACTCCAGCAGCTTCTTAGCAAGGCTTGCCGCCGTATTGCTATCTAACAGTTCCTGTAACTGATCAAACCATTCTCGAAATTCTGTTTCTGACTTCTGTTTCCAGTCAGCCATTTCCGCAGTATTGATGCTTGTATATTCATTGAACCACGCCTCCCATTTTTCTTTCCAATAGGTACTTGTGGCTTCCATATCTGCTGTATGCTCCGAGTACCAAAGATTCCACTGAGCTTCCCATGTCAAATATGCCGACTGAATCTCCTCAGTCTGTGCCAGAAACCAGGTAGACCACTGCTCTTTCCAAAACTTATTTGTTTCTTCCATATCAGTAGTCTGCTTTTCGTAGAACTCTTTCCACTGGTCCTGCCATTGAGCAATCAAATCATCGATTTCGACCTTGTCCAATGGGGCCGTTACGAATGGACACTCCGAAGTTCCAACGCAGTTCGTGATGTTTGCCTGTCGAATAGAAGTAACTCCGGCGCCGACATAAATATACGCCAGTGGATATTGCCAGCGATCATTTGTCTTCACCATCGTAGGTTTCATTGGATTCGATGCTGGGGTTCCTTTAATGATTTTGATGGCATTTGCTCTGACGGCCTCTCTCGAATCCACTTCAAGTACAACGGCATCATATCGGTTCAGCAGAATCTCGGACTGTGGAACTACTAACGGTAACAGAGCGTCATTCAGCGTCCAAGTGTGATTGAACCAGGCTCGTCCGATACCAACGTTGATAATCATTGCTTCCGATTCTTTTACAACCATTGCAGTTCCGACATGCTGCAAGATTCCGTCCTGAATGATTCCATCGAAAATACTGGACATCTGAATAGCATCGTAGCGCCGATCTCCTTCTTTTGAATTATAAAATCCAAATGTTACACTCACTTCTTCATCACGCTCCTTCCTGTTCTATAGTCTTAAAAGTCGGATAGACGGAATAACCGTCCTTATCTTCTGAGCGAACAATTTCAAGAATACGAGCTTTTGTCTCGTGTCCGTATTCGTTCGCAATCTGTACAATGTCCCCGTTAAAGAAATCTTTTCCATACTGGAACATGATGGTTGTTTCTGTTTCTCCCTCAAACGAGGTAATGCTCACATTTTCTGCAAGTTTTTCTTTTCCTCTTTGCTGCAACTGAGCCATATACTCAGCGTCGGTCAACGCGTCATCGCTTCCAACATTTGAAGAGATGTCACGAGCGTCCGTAAACAGTTCCCTACGATTCAAACCAGAACCACCGCCAACTGTAGTGTATCTTCGTCCAGCACCCTCGCCTTCTCCGCCAACCAAAGTCACGGTTTTCAACGAAGCTTTAGATTCGATATAGTTACTGTTGATGATATTCTCAAATTTCGGAGAGAATATAACATATGGATTCTCTGTCTGATCGTATGACCTGTCGGAACCGGCATACAGCTCAAAGACAAACTGCTTTTCATCATTCAGAGTAATCTTGAAACCTATACCTTGCTCCTCGCAAATTTTCTGAATGACATCGTACAGATTATCGCCTGTATACTGAGCTTCCAGTTTCAACTTTGTGATTGCCGAGTCGGTTGATTCTTTGAAAATAAAGTTTGAAATTTTTCGATTACTGTCTGACGGAGAAATTACATTCTCATTGAGCAATGTTTTAATTCCATTTTGAAGATTTCCGCTTAATAGCTTCTGTCCCCAGACGATTCGCCTATCGAGGATAGATTCTAATGAGCGTCCAGTAACCGTTACATGGTTACCGTCTTCGGTATCGGAAGTAATCTGAATTTTTTCTACGATCATCACATGTTCAGATTCCTTGCTCTGCAAATAGTAGTCCTGTTTGATATAATCAAGAAGACCATCTCGCATTGCTTCATACAGCTCAAAGTCACCATAGGCATAATACCGATCGGTCCAAATGAACGACTCGTACGTATCCACGATAGCGACAGCATCCAGGTCAGTGTTTAAAATAGTCACATCCATAATGCTTATACCCCCTCGTAGACAATACGGTTCTCAATCTTAAACTGTAAGTTTGTACTTCCGTACTCAGCTGTATAAGCAAATATGTTGTCGCCCTTCGCAAGCTGGAACCAATCTGCATTTTTATCCAGACAGTTCAAGATGTTTGTAGTCTTTCCATTCCTAAGAAGCGTAATCGACTTGTTTCCTTTTACGGTGCAGATGATAATTTCGTCACCTGCTATAATTCCAGAGCCAGTGAATTTCTCCAATTTATCGGTATCGATCCGCATCACTTCACGAGTACCGGTATTATAGATTGTGATATTGCTGACTTCACCGATTGCATGAATCGTAATAGTTACACCGATTTCAGCGTCGCCATTATATGCAACCACCTGCTCTGTTTCATTTTTGATTTCTCCCATTTCCAGCAACGGGTCCTGAAGAGATTCGTTACTGAAAGGAAACTCAAACAGTGCCTCTACGCCATAGAAGATGGTCGTATTGAGTCCGTCCTTTCCGGCAGAATAAAAGAAAGGATTCGGACACACGATTGAGATATCCGAACCCTCGTCTTTACTAAATATTGTTGGATCGTTTGATTCGACGTATCCTTCAATCTCCGCCTGCCTGTTATCGGTTTCGATAAGCATGGTAAGTTTCTTTTTAATAGGAAAATACTTGTATGAAAGCTGTCTTACGTCTTCAATGGAATCCTTCCACATATACGCAAGAGAAATAACAATGTTTCGGCTTGGCATCCTTGAGGAATTGAACAGGCTTCCATCGTTTGTAGCAATTTCTGTCGTATTGATGTTCGCTTTTCCTGGTCCCAAGCCAGTTACAGACTTGATGATGAAACCGGATTCCTCCGGTCTCGCCAAATCAAGTCGGATACTATCGCCAAGATAGTTTGTAAACGTGACTGCTCGAATCAAGTTTCCACCATCCTTTCCATCGCCGAGAACTGATTCTTCGTCTGCCGATAAATCTCTGTTCTCGACAGTGCCTTAGGCGAATAGTTATTCTGTGTAAAGTTATAAGAGTTTCCTGTATTCGGATTGGTATCTTCATTTTGAAGATCCTGTCCACGAGATGCTGCAATTCCTGTGCTAACTGTCAATGCCTGTGATCTACTGAACAGTGTATTCAGTCGATGACTCTTCTCCTCAACGTCTGACAGATCCAGAATCGGTCGAATCGTAGGCTGAGTATCAACACCGTTGTCGATCATGTCCTTTACCTTTGCGATTGCGTTTCCAAGACCTGTTTTGGCTGATTTAGCCATGTCCGCACTTGCGTTATATGCCTTTATTGCATAGGTTCCGATTGCATTGACAAACCCCAATCCAAAGAAGTCACCGATGTGGTATCCGACTCTGGAAGGTGAATGCTCGTCTAGTTCATCTTCTGCTGCTTCTGCCGCAGCCCTTGCCATTGCTCTGGCTTTCGCTTCTGCACGATATGTGTTCTCACTGATTCCATCGGCAAAGCCCTCTACCAGGTAAGTACCAGCCTGTTTAAACTGTTCATGGTAGTCCCGGATAGCCGTTACAGAAGCATTAAGATTTCCAGTGAAGGCAGTTTTTACCTCTTCGGCTTTTTCCTTAATGCCGGCAATGAACTTAATCATGCACTGCATTCCTGCATTTTGAAATTCCGGATACTTGTTCGCAATAGCTGTAAGGCACGAACTTAAAATGTTTACAAACGCATTTCTAGTCTCGTAATCTTTCGATTTGATTCCGGCAATGAGCTTGATCATGAGGTTTGAACCAGCTGTATTGAACTGGATTTGCTTGTTGTTTATAGCAGTAACACAACCGCTAATAATATTGGTAATTGCGGTTTTGGTATTTCCGTCCTGAGATTTGATTCCGGTGATGAATTTCGTCATCAATGTAGAGCCAGCCGTATTGAACTGGGTTTGATAGTTTGTAAGGGTCGTAAGTACAGCCTGCATCATGGTCGTAAACGTAGATGTCATATTGCTCTTTTGCGCATTAGCAGCATTGATGAATGTTGTCAACATAGATGTTGCGGCTGATGTCACTCTTCCGCTCGCATCTGTAAATGCGTTAATAAAGCTATCGATTCCGTTATTTCCAAGCTGTGTAAGTGCTGTACTGAAACCGCTCATACCACTCGTATCCAACTCAGCCATTCCCTTAGCCATCTCAACAAGGCGATTTACCTGTGTGATTACGCTCGACATGATTCCGGTATCAATTCCAGAAATAGAATCTGAATAACTCTTAATTCCACTTCCAAACTGAACCAGACTGTCACCGAAACTGCCAAGATCGTTGTCGCCGGTAAACCAGCTTACAAGTCCTCCTGTATTCGGGATTGTATTGGCAAGTTCTACAAGAGCTTTACCAGCTGTTGCCGAATTCGTAACAGCCGCAGAATCCATACCCATAATAGCTTCGGAATATGCCTTCATAGCCTCACCAAATGGTACAAGCTTTTCGCCGAAAGTATTAACATCGTTGTTTCCGGTAAAGAATGCTACGACGCCACCGGTATTCGGAACTGTATCAGCAAGCTCGACCAAAGCCTTACCTGCTGTTGCAGAATTGACAATTGCATCGGCTTCCAGCCCACGAACTGCATCGCCAAATGCTTTCATTGCTTCGCCGAATGGTACAAGCTGTTTTCCGAACTCGCCCATATCGTTTTCGCCAGCAAAGAATCCTACAACACCACCCGAATTCGGAATGGTTGTTGCCATCTCTGCCATTGCCTTACCGGCGATTGCTGCCTCAGTGACCGCGTTTGCATCAAGTCCGGTAATTGCGTCTCCGAACTGTTTCATAGCTTCACCGAACGGTACAAGCTGCTTTCCAAAGGCAGTCATGTCATTTTCTCCTGCGAAGAACGACACTAATCCGCCTGTATTTGGAATTGTGGCTGCCATTTCAGCTAATGCTTTACCAGCCGTCGCTGCATTTGCCACGATTTCTCCGTCCATATTTCCGATAGCTAGCGAGAAATCTCGCATAGCTTCGCCAAACGGTACAAGTTCCTCTCCGAACTTAGATAAAGATGATCCTCCTGTAAGCCAAGAAGTCAACCCCTGTAAAATATCAGCCGCCGTCAGAATAAGCACTGTCTCGGCCAATGCATTTACTCCGTCCATCATAGATGGCTGAATCTGACTTGCTCCCTGTAAGAACGGCTGAACATTATTCATAAAAGCGGATAAATCAGCTCCAATCTGTGGGAACTGACTTGACACGCCGCTCATAAATCCGCCGACAATTCCGCCAACGAACTGACCGATTGCTGTTCCGATTCCCTGTAAAAGCTTTCCGCCTTCTCCGATGAGCCAAGAAAGTCCTGGAAGTTTTGACAAGAGTCCGACAGCTGCAAGCACTAATGCCATCTCAGCAACAACTGCTCCCATTCCAAGAATTCCAACCATTGCCCCAGGAACAAGTGCCGCTGTTGCACTAAGAGCAAGCATAATAGCTGATAACAGACCGATTCCGGCAATTCCTTTCAGTAAAGCCCCAGTATCAATTCCGCTTAATGCATCGACAACACCGGTAAAGAACGCCATAAGAACATCAATCCCAGCTTTAATCAGTGATGGCAGATTACTAGCAATACCCTCTAAAATTCCAATAAGGAACTTGAAGGCTAGATCTACGATTTGAGGCGTGTAAGTAGCAAGTGCTGCTAATACACCGACTACTAATTGTAAAGCTCCGTCTGCCAACTGAGGTACACAAGATACAAAGACATCGATCAGAGTTAAAATGACTGCTTTTACGGCTTCGCCAATAGCCGGAGCTCCAGCAGCAATAACTTTGCAGATTGCTATAAGCCCTTCTCCAACTTTTGTAAGGACAGCCGGAATTAAGCTAGCGATACCAGTCACGATAACCGTCAGTGCTGCTACGATTGCTGTTGCTCCAGCGGCACCGGCAGTTGCCAGCGCTGTGAATCCGATAGCGAGTGCTGAAAGTCCCGTACCGGCCGCAAGTAAACCAGCTCCGATTGTAAGAACCCCAACGCCAATCAACGCAAATGCTCCTGATAACGCCAGAATGGTCGGAACCAACGGTGTAAGAACTGCGCCTGCTACGCCGATAATCGTGAATGCTCCTGCAATAGAAATAAGTCCTTTCGCAATCGCTTCCCACGATAATGCTCCCAATATACTGAGCACCGGTGCAAGAACAGCTAGGGCTGCGGATGCAACCAATAATGCCGCCGATCCGCCAAGTGTACCCTTCATAAAGTTGAGGCTGATAGCTAACTCAGCTAAAGCCCCGCCCATAACAGTAAGACCTCTACCGATTTCTTCCCACTGCATACCTCCGAATTTACTCATACAGTTTGCAATGATTTCAAGTGCGCCACCGACAATAACAAGACCCGTTCCAATTCCAATCATGTTCTTCGGCATCAGCTTAACTGCAATAGCTACCTCTGCAAGTGCGACGCCCATAGCTGTTAAACCTCTGCCAATTTCATCCCACTGTAACTGACCAAAATCTTTTACGGCGGAAGCAAAGATTTTCATTGCAGCACCTATTGCGATTAGAGCTACACCAGTAGACATCATATGTTTCGCATTTCCAGCCAAATTCGTAAAGACAGCAAGTTCGGCAAATAATCCACCAATTCCAGCCAATCCTTTTCCGATCTCGCTCCACTCCATCTGACCAAAATCTTTGCAAGCGGATGCCAGAACTTTCATCGCTGCTGCCAGAATAACAATTCCAGTCGCAGTGCTAACCATTTTCTCGTTGAATTTTGCAACTCTAAGAAATACAGCGATCTCAGCAAATAATACTCCTACTCCGGTCAGACCTCGTCCGAGTTCATCCCACTGTAATTTCGATAAATCCTTACATGCTGACGCCAGGATTTTGATAGCCGCTCCAAATATAATTAAGCTGGTAGCGCCTTTCATAACCTGCTTCTGACCGCTTGCCATGGCTTTAGATGATGCAACAACAATAGTCGTAAGACCAGCGATTCCAATCAAGCCTCTTGCAAGCTCACCCCAATCAAGATCCGAAACTTTCTTCAAAGCTCCTGCCAGAATAGATACTGCAACTGACATGGCAATCATCGCTGTACATGCTTTAGATACTTTTCCAGTATCACTGCTGATTTTATTGAAAATCGCCATCGCTCCGAGCAGATTAGCAAAGAGCACCGTGATAGCTCCAAGAGAAGCTGACAGTTTATCGCTATCGATCAGAGAAATCGCAACGATAGAACCCGCAAGCAAAGCGATTGCTGCTCCAATTTTAAGCAACGTTCCGGCTTTAAGATTTGTCTGATATGCCTCAAAACAACCTCTAACACCGTCAAGAATTCCAGTTACTCCTTCGAGAACCCCATTCAACCCCTCAAGCGGTTCTGTTACACTCTTTAAGAATTTGGAAATTGATACTGCGATTCCACCTACAGCAATACTGTTAAGAACATCAAGAACTCCGCTAAAATCTGCATTTCCGAGTTTCTCAGCGAGTGTTCCCATCATAGTTCCGACTGCATCGGCAATACCGCCAGCAATTACTTTCACGGCGGTCCACAATGCTTCCATAACTTTGAGAAATTTACATTTTTCAAGTGCTTCTCCCATCATCTCGAAAGCAACGATGACTCCGCTCTTCATTTTTCCAGCACCATCACCAATCTGAGCCATGCGATCATGTACTCGTTCAAGGAATGAGTGGAATAATTCAAATCCAGGAAAATCAAACTTCTCCCCGGCAGTTTTTCCAAATTCTTTTACTTTTTCTCCGGCAGTTTTAACAAACGTAATAGCTGTCTTTACGATATCAACGACAGTCGAAACTGCTTTGCCAAAGACGTCTGTCTTCTTTACAGTTTCATCAAGCTTAACAAGATACTCACCGAAACTTCCAGTAAGTGATAACACTCCGTTTCCAGCCGGTATGAAAAGACCGATCAATTCGCCGACACCACCGGCAACAGCTTTGAAAGCTTGTCCGACGATATCAAGCACTGCAAATACGCCTTTAAACGTATTCTTCAGATTCTTTGAACTTTCTTCCCCCATTTTGAATTTTGCTGTCAGATCACGGATACGCTCTGTGATTTCGGCTAACTGTTTTCCAGTCATTGGCGGGAAGATTTCGTTGAATGCCTCCCGAACCGGCTTAGCAACGCTAACCAATCCTTCGAAAACATTCTTTACCGCTTCAATCATCATGGTTCGACCGCCGAGGTCTTTCCAATCCTGAAGCATTTTATTTCTTGCGTCGGCAGATGCATTGATTACGGCACTGAACGTATCACTTACTTCGGTAAGTAATTCCTTCGCCTCCTCAAAGTCACCGACTATAATTTCCCAGCTTTGTGTCCATCCGGACTGGGCAGCCTCTTTCAACGTGTCGAACAGCTGAGTAAAAGTCTTTACTTTTGTTGCCGCATCGTTCGCTGTTTTACCCATCTCCATAATGGATTTGATCTGGTCATCGGTATACCCCATGGTCCGAAGCTGATCTTCGTTGAGATCACCTGTAAATTTTGCCAAGGTTTCAGTCAAGATGTCAGAGGTAAGCCATCCTTTACTAAGGGTCTCTCTGAATGAGCCCTCATCTTTGATCATCTCGTCAATGGCAATTCCATGAACTTTAGCCGTTTCTTTCAGCGCATCCTGGAATACCTGACCGCCCATACCAGCGTTTACCACTGAGTTCCAGTCCTGCAATTTTACTGTTCCTGCCGCTAATGCCTGTGAAAGCTGATACATAGCGGTACTTGCCTGCTGAGAGTTGGAACCTGATACGGCTGCAAGGTTCGCAATACCCTTGATAGCTGCTACAGATGTGTCCAGATTCACGCCAGCCGCGGTGAACGTACCAATGTTACGGGTCATCTCCGTAAAATTGTAAATGGTCATATCTGCGTAATGATTTAATTCATCTAACGCATTATTTACCTGGTCAAGAGTTGTTCCTTTTGAAGATGTATTCGCAAGGATTGTCTGAACGGCATTGATCTGAGTCTCATACTCCTCAAAACCGGTTTTAATCGGATCGATGGTAAAAGCAGAGACAAGATTTTTTCCAGCAGCAAGCGCAGAATTGGTAATGTTCTGTAAAGCGGTAATTGCCATTACTTCCAATGCGGAAAATCGCACTCGTACAGTCTCAACTGCATTGCTCAGCGGTGACATATTTCCACTGCATTTATTTGCGGCATCGTTTACGGTTTCTAAGCCTTTTGCTGCCCCTTCGAGGTTAAGACTCTTCTTCAACTTATCGAGGCTTGATAAACTGGTCTGAATATTTTGCTCAAACTGTTTGTTATCAAACCGCATTTCGACGACACGTTCGTCAATGGTTGTACTCATAGCTTAGTAACCTCCTTCCATGCCGCATCTGCAATTTTGTCAAAAATAGGCTGGATAGCAGGATTGATGTAGTCTCGCCCCTGTACCCAGCCGCCGTTTCTTGTTGCATGTCCGTACTGCAAAATAACTGCAATAGGGACTCCATTTTGAATATTTGTGTTGTAAAAACTGATCGATACGGAACCTTGCTTCTGCTCGATCTCGTAGTGCCATGAATTTGCTGTCCGTCCTGTATCAACTGGTGTTGCAGACGCAAGGGCGGCTACGCCCTCTCGACCATACTTATCGAGGTCACCGAGACGAACCGATTCCTTTGCTCTCTCTAAGAACCGAGTCAGCTTAGAAAAATCACCCTTTTGTCTGAACGTGATCATATGAATCTCCTACTTTGCTAAGTAAGCACTGGATGAGAAGCCAGTATACTGCACACCATCAAGTACGAACTGGATGTACAGCCACTTAACTCCGTTTGCCATTGTGTAGTAGCCATAGCATTTAACCTTAGTGCCAGCCGGGATTTTACAAATAGCTTTCTTATTGGTTCCGGCATCATTACGGCAATAAAGAACTGCCGTTGTTTTATATTCACCAGCATAGGTTTTGTTAAACTGCTTGGCAGAACATGTAGCCACCACGTTCTTCGAAACGGACTGGTTCCGATCCTGCTTGATATTGGACGGCGTTACCGCTGATCCGTTCAGAATCTGGTTTACCATGCTCTGAACTTCTGAGTAGCTGTATCCGTACTCAGTAAGCAATTTCTTACGATTCTCGCCGCTTCCCCACAGTCCAACGATAACCTCATGAGCGATGGTTTTGATGTCTTTACCCTTGCTTAATCCAGGAGCGGCAACAGTATTGTCGTCGTACTTTGGTGTGATGAAGCCGCGGATAAATTTTCCGTTAATAGACAGCGTTCTCTTCTTGACCGCATTACTGTAGTTGCCCTCTTCGATAACCATGTAACCGAATTCCTTATGCACCTCGATTACGGTACCGACATGATCCGGATTGCCAGAGTTGTCACCGAATCCGTTATCCTGCCAGTCATATAAAATCGCATCTCCAGGACTCGGAACATAAGCATCGTTCTCCTGCCAACATCCCATTTTCTTTGCCGCTTCAATGAGGTAATAGCAGGAAATTTCCATAGGCATAATGCTCTCATATCGGAGAGCTGCCGCTAATGCAGACCAGGTGCAAGCGCACCAAGCCCAGTCATAGCGCATACGAATGCCACGAGGAAATTTGCCAGCGCAGATCTTCTCAAAGAAGTCGTTATATAAATCGATAATGCTTTTATGTGAGCCGTTCGATTCTTTCTTTCCATCCCAAGATTCGACAAGATTAACAACGGCCTGTCTTGATTTCGCCATTTTTATCACTATCCTTTCGAATTAAATTTCTTTCTGTTTGCGGCATTTACTTCCGCATGATGTCTGTATAAATCTCGTTTGCTTCTCTTCTTCGGGGGCTTATTTTCCGCATTGCAAATCCGGATAAGCATTAACAAACGATTCAAATGCCATTTCTGACACTCAAATGGAATATGATATGCGGTCATCCAGTAATAGATAAGTTCACTGGTTATCTGCTGCCTGTTTATTGGACCACCTTTTTCTTCCTTAACAGTCGAAGCCGTCATAGGCTCTTCAATATAGGCGTTTACCGCATCAATGTGAGAATTGGTAATGCATCGATAGACCAGCGGGTCAACATTCTGTGTGAGTGTCATACAGCGTATATAGTCAATGGTTTCTTCATAGGTCTTCTGCTCTTTAGATAAGAAGACTTTGCACCATTTGCTTTCCCATTTTGAAAGTGAAACGAGCGAATGCTCCAAACGCAACTTCTGTTCCTTTACAGGGATAAATCGCTGATTCCGCTCATCCCACAGATCAGTCCTTGGTATCGTAAGTTCAAGCATTCGATCTCACCTCTTTAGTTCATGGTGGCAACCACAGGAGCAATCTCCGGATTTTCTGAATGCTTCTTGATATCTACAACTTTCGGAATTACATGGTTTACGAATTCAGCGGCTTTGCTGTCATCTGTAGCTAGTTCCATAAACAGAAGATTGTAGAACTGAGTGCAGGCAAACTTTCTGGAAATCTCTTCGGACTTCTCGAAATATGTGCCGTCAGCACTCTTCTCTCCGTATGCCTTTAAGATAAATTCCTTAAAGAACTTGATAATGGTCGGCTGATCTTTTGCATCTACGATGCGCTGAAGCATCTCAGCAACTCCACCAGCTGTGCCCAATTCCATCTCCATAACCTCTGTTTCGGTAAGGTTGAAGAGCTTTGTTTCGGTGCGCTCAACACCATTAAAATCTTTATAAGTCTTTGTTACTGCATACATAATTTTGTTCTCCTTTCAAATAAAAAGGAGTCGCCAGCTTTCCTGAATACGACTCCATCTGTGGTTTGTGTATTATTTTTTATTAACCTTCTGCGGTCATAATCTTAATTACTTCATCCGGAAGCGGAAGTCTCGGTTCAACGCCGTCATCTGCTTCAGCAGAAGAAGGATCTTTACCATACAGGATCTCTTCAAGAGCAGCCAGTTTCTTAGTATCGACCTTGGTGGAATCGAAGGTGAGAATAGAAGTAGGCTTCAACTTCTTTCCATCGATTAAGGTTGCAATTTCAACCGGTGTGGTGCTGAACTCCCAGGATAAGGTAATAGCTTCCGGGCTGTCATTTACAGTGGAATAACCCTTCTCAGAAGGAGAAGCTAAGCAACCATAAACGAGATGAAGCTTATAGCCGTAATCATTGGAATTAACATCGTTACCGAGAAGTGTCTTGTAAGATAAGCCGAACATCTTACGGTTCTGCTGTCCTGCAAACACTCCAGGGGCGATTTCTTTGGAACCATCGCACTCTGCGAACTCATCCGGTGCCATATAAGCTTCGATTGTGCCGCCAAATTCCTCTGCGGACATAAGGTTCAGATACTTAATGTTGTCTGCATAAATTGCAGTAGGTTCTGCTCCAGACGGGCTCTCTGTTACGGTGCTAAGACCGTTCCATGCGGTACCAGAGTTATACACGCCACCGGTCTGAATCGGGTAAAGGACGCCCTGGCTGACACCGGTCTCATACAGGCGCTCGCCAGTCTTGTCCCAAACGAGTTTCTTTTTCATAGAATTTGTCCTCCTTAAAAGAATATTTCAAAGACATCATGGTTTAAGTTGTCTTTCGTATAATGCCGATTGAATCGACTTGTCGGCATAGATGCTACTTTGCCAACGAGAGAACTATCCGGATCGCTGTCGATGACTGTTACTGAATACTTTCTCGCAGACAAATAAACCCCGTCATTCGCAAACGTATTCTCGATATCGTCGAGAGCGTAAACGATGGCAGGGTATTTCATTTTTACCGATGACGGTGGTTGAAAATAAGCACGACACTCTGGTCCTTTGTTTGGACACGAGAGGATGTCGCATAAAGCATTATGCAGTTTCAGTCGTCTGCTCATTGTAAACACCTCCAACGGTCAATATTAAACGGGGATACTGAACTTCAACATTTGAAATTTTCCATTTAGCCCCCATATACTCGATAAATCTCATCGAATGAAAATTCGCATAAGCAAACGGATCGGCTACGATGCTGAACTCATTCGACACATTGAGATTGTCGTTGAGGTTATCCGAACTCTGATACTGTCGAGTATTCCGAATAACGTCTCCGTAGTAGTCACGAACTGTAATCTTCTCTCCCCAGACACCAGGTCGAATTTCCTCTGTTACGGAATAGCCGATTGCTCCGTAAAATTTACTCATTTTGAATTTTCTCCTTTAAGACTTTAGACTGTGTGATCCTCGGAACCGGAAGAAGCAGTTGTTACATCCTCTTCGATTGCGATTGCAGAGTATACACGAGTAAGAGCACCAGAGCATCTGGTCTCAAGCAGGGATTTCTCCTGGTTGAAGTCGATATCGAACTGAGTGAAGTGAGTAACCTCTCCACCCTTGGTTGCACCGAGGGAGTAATCAGCCAGATTTGCGATAATGGCAACCAGCTTCTTCTTTTTGCTGTCGGAAGTGGTTCTGGTCTTACCCTCAAACTGCTCCGCAGTATTGATACTGCCAACATTCAGTGCAGTGGCAAGTTCGGTCTTGGAAGAGTAAATACGTCTTCCATTGATGTCTCTTGCCAAGAGCATCTGGTTTAACATATGAGGAGTAATGAACAGATCCGGAGTGCCGGTGCCCTTATAATCCTCTCTTGCATACAGAACGGTATTGATCATGGCCTCTGCGATGATGTAGTTCTCACCGAAGTTAGCCGCAGTATTGGTTCCCTGAAGCTCTTTCTTAGCAGCTGCAATATCAAGATCGACGTGAATGGTGTACAGATCATCATCCAGCCAAATCGGTCTGATGTGATCCGGAGAGATTTTACCTTCGTCGCCATCATCCCTGCCGTCGCCCAACATAATTGCAGTTGCCAGCTCTTCGTTGAGCATCAGGCGGTCGATGTTGTACAGGTATGCCACATAGTCGAAATCGGTGATGTCGATGATATCATCTCTATGCAGCGCACTCTTTACGTACACAGTCTGAGGGTCAGTAGTTCTACGAACCAGCTTGAAATTGCCAGTCTGCTTCTTCTGTTTTCCCTTAGTATAGCCTTTAGCCTTAAGCGCATCGATGTTACGGATATCTACCTGGCTGGTTCTGATTCTGGAAATCGGGCTCTTATGAACTTTGTTCATTACAGTTGTGATCCAGCCCTGGTCGTTAGTAATCAGCTCCGGTGCACCAGGACGCACATCCTTGTATTCCGGGAACAGAAGCGTTACATTGCCATCTCCTGTCTGAGCAAATCCGCTTGCAAGAGCATCATGCTGAAGTGCATTCTCATTAGCATAGATCTCCAGCGCGGTCTGGAATGTTCCTACCTGGCTTGTCTTTGCCAGCTTAAGGATTTCCTCCTGGTCTGCGTGAGACAGAAAGCTCTTATCATCGCGCTTGTCAGTGTCAAAAACGTTGTGTTTCATATTGTCATCTCCTCCTTTAGATTCATCTTTTTTGGTTTCCTCGCCATCATTTTTTGCATCTTCGATGATCTGGCCTACTACAGCGCATACAGCAGTGTACTGTTTATCGGTGAGGGTTTTTAACACGTCTCCTACTGTTTCGCCATTTTTCTCATCTTCTGATTTCGGCGGATCGTCTTTTTTCTCCTCGTCATCGGAATGCTCCAGATGACCCATAATCATTTCATCATAGCCAAGGATAATGCCTGTTTCTCCGTCCCCATGCATTACCACATCATCGATAAATGCTCCAGGATTGGCACCGGCTAACACCAGACTTACCTCTCTAATAATGCCATGAACAACATCGTGACCAGCCTGTTTAAGCTGATTGGCAAAGATAGAAAGAGACTGTACGTCGCCATGTTTTACAAGTTCCCGTGCAGTCTTTCCTGAGTCTGTATCATTAAATTCACAGAACGCATAAACTCCTTCATCTCTATTTTCGAGATGGGCTAATCCAAGCACATTCGCTGGATCGTCATGATTATGCATCCATACTAACGGGACAATCTGCCCGTTCTGCCCTTTGAAAGCGTCTTTTTTAATGACTCTTCCATCAGCACACGGAAGATCGTTTCTAGTGGCCCAGCCACCAAAGTCATACTTCATTTTGATTTTCCTCCTCTATTTTCTGATATAGTACGATAACGGATGCGATGTCTTCTTTGATGAGCTGGAAGACTTTTTCTTTGATGATTTCTTGACTTTCTTGTACTCTGACTGGATCTTATCGAATTCATCCTGATACGTTTGTTCGTATGAAGAATCGAGATCGGCTTTTGCCGCTTTATAAGCTTCTCTAACAGATTTGACTGCTGCTTTAAGTTCGGAGCTAACTTTTGCTCTTTCGCTTTTCGCATTGGCCTGGTTCTCAGCTTTTTCTTCCTTGGTATCGGACGATACTTTCGCTTTCTTGTTTGTCGCATCCGTTCGAACACTGGCCTTGTCCGTTTTGGCATCGCTACTGATTTTTACTTTATCTGATTTTGCATCGTTTCTAAGCTTTGCAATCTTTGCGGTTCTTTCGGCAACCCGCTTAGATCTCTCAGCCTTGGATAATCCTGATGGAATTTCTATTGCCATCAAGCGCTCGATTTCGGCATCCTTTTTATTATCGATTCGTTCCTTCTCGCTAGATGATTCCTTTTCGATTTCTTCCAAATCAGAATCTTTATCAGTATCGATGCTTTTCTTCCTATCGGAAGCATTCTGGGTTAAGGCCTCATTCAGTTCTTTCAAACGAGAAGATATCTGTTCCTTCGTTGCTTCTGCTTTTTCACGAAGTTCCGTAATCTTCTGATCTCGCTTCTCCTGCTCTTCTTTGACCTTTGCAGCCTTTTCAGATTTGATATTATTTTTTGTATAAGACCAAATCTTCTTTCCCTCATCGTTCAACGATGTGGTAGAACGGCCTTTTAACTCTCTGGTACGCATATAGTATTCATGCGCTTTTTCAGGATCGTAATAGGGCGATGCATAATGTCTAAGAACCGCAACTTTAGGTTCATCCATTAAGAATCATCTCCCTCCTTATCATCGCCAGACATATAATTGCCGATGATGTCATCGATTTGTGCAGAAATACTGTCAAGAACTTCATTAACCAGAGCATCGTAATCACTGGTATCGCTGGATTCTGTTCCATCACCGCTCGTAGCATCTGTTACGGAACCGCCACCAGGCTCGCTTAAATTACTGTTTCTCAATTCATCAGCCTTAGGATCAGCAGATGGCTTCCAACCAATTACCTGTCTGATTTCATTTGATGTAGCAATTTCATTTCTGGTAAACTTATCAGAAATTTCAGCAAGATCAGCTACCGGCACAAGCTTGAACGGGTCTCTAAAGAACATAATTGACTTGTTCTGAGACCTGGCAGTCTTTGTTAAGAATTTTCTCTTCATTTCATCAACGATTGCCGAAATGATCGGTTCGATTGTCCGATTGTAATAGTTCAGCATAGTCTTCTCGTCTGCGGTACCATCTAAGATGCTCTGAGTGATTCCTAACTGGCTGTAAAGCATACTCGTTAAGTATTCAATCTGCTTCATTAGATTGTTTTCCAACGAACGATTCAACTGGGTGATTCGCTCTGTTCCATCAGTATAAGCAATGCCATACTTAGAACCGGACAACTGCTGCTCGATATCTTTACGCCGCTTCTCTGCCTGCTGACGCCTTGCCTCTGATTTAATTACATAAGGGAGCTGAATGATTAAATCCAACTTGCCGGAGCTACTCTGTTCATCGACAGCATCTAGCAAATTCAATTTTCGAATAAGCCTCTGCATTGTTGAATTTGGTTCGTTAATTACCGCATACAGTGGATTTTCCACGATAGCAACCGTATCTTTCGGAACAACAATTTCTTGTTTTCGCCCAGTGTTTTCGTTGTATACTTCAACACGGACGTGACGAGGATACCAGTCACGAATTCGACCAACTCGCATCGAAAGAATCTGATATCCTTTTGTGTCATCTGGATCATCGTCGGTATCTACAGGAACAATCGCCACACATCCCTCGTCCATCATGGACATAACAATATCCTGAATAAACGCTCTGCCAGTTTGATCAAGATTGGCTTCTAACGACAGACATTCATTCAAACCGCTTTTTATAACATTTAAAAACCGCCCCTCATCATCCAACTGAACATGCTGAATGTTGATGGCGGCTACGTCTAAAGCGATTCTATTGTATACTGATGTGACTATCGATCTTTCGTTTCCCCGGGTAAGCCGAAACCGATCCGGACGATATGAATAACCCGAACCAATATCTTGAGGCGTCATGGTGGGGGCTCTATTACGAAAAGCATTCCAGGCATTTTTAAACCTGGAACTTAATGATAAATCCATTTTGAATTCTCACCTCCTAAAGATGGGCACAAAAAAAAAGAGACCGCACTAACGCAGTCTCTAAAGAACACTGTTTAACCTTTTGAAAGGATCTTTTTTGCCAACTTCTCTGTGATAACCGTGTCCGGATGCAATTTCGCGTATTTCCGAATCGGCTCGTATAACCCGTCAGCCATCATCTGGCTACAGATTTTTATTTCTGTATTTCCGGTAACGAATAATGCCAGTTTTCCGAAAGGAATTCTTTTAAGCATACGGTACGTCTTCTTTTTCATGCTTTACCCTCCTAATATTTATAGTAATTGTTCAGGATTTGAGTGTCTGATAATTTGGAGTCCGAATGCTCTTTCCGATATTCCTGAATAATCTTTCTCTCGTCACGCTGCGTCTTCTGTTGTCCAGCAGCACGTACAAGTCCCATGGACGCCAAATACCCAGCACCAGCAGGCGCATATGTTTTTACTGTAAGATCCGCCATAGCAATGTTTTTACTACGCTTAATCTCCGTTTCACCAAGTTCTTTCACTCGATTCACACTTACATTAGAACCCACATCAAAACCGATCATAGGTTTGCTTGATCTAAAACCGCTGAGTTCTTTATCATTTACATCAAGTATAGCACCATATCCTTTAGACTTCAATTTTTCATAAAATCCCTTGTTGACCTCTGACGATGTCGGCAAATTATGATCAACTAATGAAAGATTTAAAGCCTTATAAACTTTATCATCTATCTTCCCTTTTTGGAGAGAGTCCAGCCCTTTAGCAATAGTGTCGTTCTGCTTTTTCAAGCCGTACCGGTTCTGTGAATTTAATAAGTGTGTTTCTAAATTTTTGGCATAGCTCTTATCCTCTTTAACTAATTCAGAAAGAGCATTCACTGCTGATTTTTCAGAAGCAACCTTAATGCTTTTATTCACTCCGATTTTAGTCTCATACACTTTTCCTCTAGCGGACAATGTATCACCATATAGACCCCTATACTTAGCATTATCCATACCTGTCATACTAAAGTAAAAAGCATCGGACACACCTCGATTGCTGTTGTTTGAAATGTTTTGTAATTCTTTTCCAGCCTTAATAACCTTATCAACATTTTTATCGTAATGTTTGTAGGCAACGTAAGCCGTCGCTGCTGCTATCGTAAGACCGGCCACAGCGGTGACAGCCTTCTCGGTTCGGTCTCGCTTATAAGCGGCAATGGCGGCTTCCTCTTGTGTCAGTCCTTTCTTAACATATTCATCTTCCAGTTTCTGCCGGTGTTTACTTTTGGATGTTTCCGAGTTAAGCTTCTCTTTAATTTTTTCATTTTTCACTTGCCTATTTGCCCAACTCAATTTAGCATTGGCTTTTTGAAGTTCAGCGGCATCCTTTGCAGAATATGTTTTAGCATACCTTTTGGAAGCTTTCTGAACTGTATTCTTTGCTGCTTTCTGTTTTTGAACTGCACTCTCAACATCTGAACCGTACCGCTTCTTTCCTGCGGCAGTAAGGGTTCCATTATAATTCTCGTACCGTCGCACTCCCCATTTCATGCCAAGAACACCGTGATGCGCTAAGTATTTATCCATTACTCTCCTCTCTTTTTATTCGAATGCTTCCCTATTTGCCTTGTAAGCGATATACGCATCCATCATTGCTGCAACGGCATCAATTTTTTGCTCATACCGCTTTTTCAACAATTTACGGTTCCCGTTAGTATCTTCCAGAGTAATACAGTTTCCCATAGCAAATGTCATCAAATCCTCATCAAACAGGAGCATTCGCTCTTCTGAAAGTTTCTTCAATTCGCCAAGTGGGACAGATTCTGTCTTGGCACCCTGGATAACTTTTTCTATTCCGAATGGTCCGTTTTCACTCGCCCAACGTTCAACAAATTCCTTTGCATTGTATGGGTCATAACCAAAGCATCGTACATCGTAACCGCATTCAATAATGTGGTTATCCAAATCCTCATATACTTCCATCATGTCAAGAACCGTCCCTTCCAACACAATAAGGCTTCCCTCTTTCATAAACTGATCGTATTTAATTCTCATTGCTGCTGGGAGTTTCATCAGAGTTGATGAGGAAATGTAGTTTCTGGTTTTGACGCCGAACGATCCGTTCGACAATGGGAATAAAAATGTGAATGCACAGAAATCGTCGCCTTGTGATAGATCAGCTCCCAAAGAACATGGCATCTGCCAATAATCTCGATGGCGATGTGGGAGAGTTTCTTCATATGTAAAGTAATATGTGTATCCCTCCATAGGAAGTCCGAAGCGCTTAGCCAAAATATCGTTTCGAGCTGCCGGAGCCTTTTCTGCTCTCTCAACGTCCAGCTGATATGTTTCATAAGAAACAGTCTTTCCAAGGTTCGGATTTGCTTTCAACCATTTATCTGGATCGGCAACCTCATCAATAGAATCCAGCTTATACCACCAGATCGATACATGTGGATTGACATAATCACCTTTTAGAATGTCCATCAATTCCATTTTGATTGTATCACCGGCACCGTTACGGACAGTACCCTCTGAACTGATCGCAACGATAAGGTAGTCGTTGACCTTCGATGCGCCCTGTTCGATTGCTCCGATTACATCTTCTCGAATGTCACCAGAAAGCCACTCGTCAACTGTCGCCACTTTAAGCTGAAGTCCCTGAAGTTTGTCGATTCTCATTGGACGAATTTCAAGAAGCGATCCAGTAAGGAAGTTTTCAATTCCTTTTTTAGTGGATGCCAATTTCATTCGATTCGCCTTTGATCCAGTCGTGTTCTGCAATGATCCTTCTGTGAGGAACTTATAGAAAGGTCCTCTTGATCTGGTAATAGCGGTTCGAATCGGTGACAACACCTCTTCTGCCTGCTTCATCGTCGGAGCTGTGGTTATCTGATGCGTCGTTGTGACGTCAACATTTAAGAAGAAATTCTGTAAGCATGAACCATACATTGACTTTGCGGCACCTCTGGCCACTATGAGATATTGCTTATTAACCAACCTTTTTCGGATAGACTTAGTGACGTAATGTCCGCCATGACCATCCTCATAAGGTTCGTATACACTTCTCTCAACAAAATAGTACCAGCCGAAAATCTGCTCGGCCCAAACTTTAAACGTATCAAGCAGTTTCAAATCCGAACCGTCAGTTAAAGTAAGCTCATTCTCGCAATAGCTGATAAAGCCCTCTACTGCTTGATCGTCGTAATAAATTCCCGGATTCGCAATGAGATCATCGATTCGGTTCATCTCCATCTCGATTTCTCGGCATACCGGAATTTCGCCACGAATTACGGCATCACGAAACATGCCGTAGTATTTCGGGACGGCAGTGTTCGATAACGCCATTATTTTCTTCTCCTACTTCTTCTTATTTGGGTTTGCGGCGATGTACTGTGCAGCCTCTTTAAGATTGAATTCCTTTGTCATTGCCGTCTTGACAGCATAAGTCATTGCTCCGGCCGCAGCCATAGTCAACGCTTTCTTCCCAGATGCAGAAAGAATTTCTGACACATACTTTCTGCCAGGTGCGATGTCGTCTTCTGTAAGATTCTTAAACTCGCGTTCTAATTTAAGTCTCTCAATTCTTTTCTTCAGATCGGAATCGGACATTGTTCGCCGATTCTTAACAGCAACCTTACGTGCTGCTACCTCATTCTTATCGTCTGAGGATTTGGAAGAGTGTCCCCTGGCTCGGGCAAGCTGTGCCTCCGATCTTCGAACTCCCCATTTCATTCCAAGAATTCCATGGTGTGCTAAATAGGCGTTATTCATTTTGAATCTCCCTCCTTTGCGATGTAACTGGTAACACCTCCACTGGCATTGGATGTCTGATAGTACGGAACTTCATGAATCACAAGGTCTTCACTAAGCACCTTTCCAGACGTATCCAAAGTTTGAGTCTGATGCGCCTTTGGTGTAACTTCATATGATCCGGAATAATGCTCAGGCTCATCTGGATCGGTGTCATCGTTTTCCGCAGCAACATTTAAACGCCATTCGTACTCGCTGATTTGTGTTTTATAACACTCCAGCACAGCCGAACTAAGCGGCGGATCGAAAAGAAGTTTGACCTTCAAATGCATATAAGATTTGACAAGCATGTATTTGGATTCATCGGAAATGAAATCTTTCCATGTTGCATTCTTATCTTCGATCATGAAACCTTTGGATGGGCCGACACCAAGCTGTGTAAGAATCGAGAACACAGAATTGATGTGCATGATCAAATCCGCATCGAAATGTTCATACTCCTCTGCGATTCCGAGTAATTTCTTAATTGATGTCAGTACACTATCTGTAATATTCATGATCGCACCTCCATCTAACAGAGTTTTATAAACTCGCTCATGCAATACCCGATGATACCGTCCCCAGTCTTAACTTTATAAAAACCAGAAACAGACTCATCATCACAAACCGTTAGAACTGTATCCGAGCCGATGATTCCTAATGATCTGGATGCCTGCGTCGGATCTTTGCGAATGTTCAGATTCATACAATTTACCACCACACCCATAAGTGGCTTCTTGTTTCTTTCCATAATTTTTCCTCCTAATGCCTCCATGGGCATGTATCATTTTTTCGTCGTTCATTTGGAACTGTTAAAAGTAATTTCTCATCTCCATAATGTATAGCATTGTGGGTCGACAGGGTTGTCGCGATCAGATACTCTGGATTCAGAACCAAATCAGTCCGCAATAGTATATCCTGCTGCCTTATTGGGTTCATATGATGAATAAGAATCTTTCCACGAATCTCGTAACCATCCAGTCCAAGATCACATCCATTGTCACGAATAATAATTTTTCTCCGAATGTCCTTCCATTCTTGAGAATTGTAAAATATCTGATTAAGATACCTATCAAATCCGAATGTCTCTTCACCAACCACTCCGTCCAAACGAAGATATTCGTATCGTTCCTTAAAGGTTGGAAGCTGCAAGAGTTTTGAATAGCATCTAAGCATCATCCACCTCATCTCCATGACCGCTATAACCACGAAATGCTTTTAATGCATCCGCATACAGCTTTTCAGAATTTTCAATGGATTTCAGATTCTGAGTCTTCGCCTCTATCAGTTCCTTCTGTTTTTCCAAAATCTCTTTTTCGATTCTTTCTTTCGTCGAACCGAGCTTCAAATAGTGAGTAATCACCTGAGACGAAGCTGTTCCCTCTCGTAACTGCTTTTCAGCCAAGTCAACCGCCAATGAAACAAGCTGATTCTCTCTCGCTTCTGGCGTTAATGCTGGACGCATCATCCTAGAAGACTCGGATTGCTTTGCTTTCCTCAAAGTTGATGCCTCCTTCCATTTAGTTGTTCGTTACTTTTGTGATGGTTTTCACATACCTTTCCAGTATTTAAAAGGACCTACAAATCATGACAATGCTACTCAACGAAAGGAGAACTAACTTTGAGCCGATCCCACAGAAACCGTTGTCAAATATCATGAGTTATAGACCCTTGTAAACACTGGAGCAGCTGAAAAGGCTCCCTAAAAATGCCCTCCGGGGAAATTTTAAAGACCGCCGCGATATGGGTGGGGGTATGTTTTTTAGACACCCCCCTATACCCCTTTTAGTCATGTACTAGCGGTTTCGGCTTTTGATATGCCGACGAAATCACTTTTAGGAAGCTTTTTCTTTATGTTCATTTGTTTCTGATTTACTTGTAACCTTTCGATAGATGTTCTGGAAATCATAACGGATTATCTCATCAATAGCTCGCTCTACTTCCTTGTTGTTCTCTTCATCCGACAACTGATCCGATGTTCGAGCGATTCGACCAAGGTAAGCAGTTGTGTGATAACCTTTTTCTTCATCGAACATGAACCATTGAGTGAACTGTTCAAACGGATCATAAGGATTATCAAAAGTTGTAAGCGCAAATCTCATCTTACTTAGTTCACTCCTTTCCATTCAAATACTTAGAAACTGTCGAAGAAGAAACCCCAAGAGCTTCCGCAATCTCTGAAGTGCTGTAGCCAGATGCGCTAAGTGCAGCGATACGATTCTGTTTAGCTGTGCTCAGAGCAGTGCTTGCACGAGGAGTCGCTCTCTGACGAATAGTATCGGTATTCGTGTTATTCAGAATTTGTGTAAGCTTGTTCTCAGAAATTGCTCCGGCCTGAATGGCTTCCCATTCTTTATCCGTAATTTCAATGTTAGATCTCTTAGCCCCAACAGAACTCCTTGCCTGTGCCAGAGCCTGCTGACTTGCCTTCTTAACTTCGGCTTTTGTCATATCCGGATTGTCTTTTCTCTTAGCTGCAACAGTAGCATTCGCCATTGTCTGAGCCTGTCTCTCTCTAGGAGCATTCGCCAAAGCCAAATCCAGCTTAGAATTTAAAGACTTTACTTCTTCAAAATAAGTCGCCTTAGCAGACGCAGAATAAGCAATTTTACCGGTACTCATCATCTCTCTACGAGCTTGGTTAGCTAAAGACTTCATAGAATTTGCATAATCGGCATAAGCTTCTTCCTGGGGGGTGCCTGAAGAAAGTGTACGGGCGTCTTTTGTTTCAGCCATCTTCGTACTCTTCTGAGTTCTCACCTGAATTTTTCCATTCTTATCGACGTATTCTTCCTTAACAGACTTGTACGACAGAGAACCATCCTCATTGATTGTCGGAGAACCTTTTCTCTTAAGAACCTGTGTCTCAGATTTTGCTCTTGAAATAAGAGTAGATGCGCCTTCATGGTAACGACCTTCTGAATCTACATTTCCCTGATACTTCTTCTTAAGAGAAGCGATACCGTTATCGATTTCACTCTGCTTATAATCCAGTTTGTGTTTCTCGGCATCGATTACAACCATACTGTGACGGACCGCTCTCGCTAATTCATCCTGTGTGGCTCCCTTCAAAGTCATATCAGTAATCAGATTCGATACTTTACCCATTTCTGTCTGAGTATTTCTCATAATCTTATACTCTTTACCATTACGATAATAATGATCTACACCATCGGCATCCTTCTTAACGGTTCCACCATAAGCATCCTTGGTATCGAAACCTTCCAAACCTTTCAATGGAGAAGTGGAAGTAATCTTTACTTTACTCTTCGTGGAGTTACAAGGAATTACCATTACGGTATCACCATCAAAGTCCGCTCCAGATAAACGGTCTGCATTCTTCTTATTGATACCGATTGCATCTGCCGGCGTGTTTCCGAGAACACTTTTTCCTTCAGCCAGTTTATTGTTGACTTTCAGAATAGGAATCTCAAAAGTTCCGCCATGCGGGTATCGGATCAAGGCAACCGTTTCTCCATCTTTGTAGTTTGGGGCATAGACCTCATTGTCTTTGATTGTCGTTAATGGAAGAATTACCTGATACTTCTGACGAGGTAACGCCGCTGCCTGTAAATGTACGGCGGCTGCATCGCAATCATCAGCAAACGATTTTAATAAAGCCTTCTTTACTGTGGGATTTGTCAGTGAACAGATTTCATCATATTCTGCCTGCTTATCAGCTTTTGCCAAACCCAGCTGTTTTTTGATAAGTGTCAAACTCTGTTTAGAAAGGAACTGTGACGGAAGTGTCTTACTCCATTCACCCCAATCGCCCTCTTCTGCTCTCTTATTGATCAGAGAAAGAGACTGTTTCTTTCCTGTTACAGGATCTGTATACTTACCCTTTGGATCGTCATAATAGCTCTGGCCGCCATGCTCCTTAATCAAGGAACCAAACGGATTATCCGGGTCATCCTTAATTTTCTTAAGAACATCTTTGGTCGGCGTACCAGACTTTTTGTTAGTGTTGAAAATCACATCAACGCCATCCGGCATAGTATCAGAATAAACAGCCATACCTTTAAGGTAGTGAGTTCCGTCTACCATAATACGAACCTGTGCATAGTGAGAATCACCTAAAGACAGGTCTTTCACACCTCTACGAAGTTCGATTACACCATCCTTATCGACACCACCCTGATCAGCATAGCGGATCTGCAGGCGCTTTGAATCCATACTGGCTGGGTACTCAAAAGATTTTCTGAAGGACTCTCCATTGTCATAGGAAATGTAGTCTCTTACAGAATGAACATTCTCAAAGTCATAAATATCTTTATGCTCGGTACCTGGTGGACAAATGACCTTTATATTGGTCTGCTTTCCGGGATTGGTAACCTGTGGAACACCGCCACCATAAATCGGATAACCTTCCAGTTCCAACATATAAAGAGCCTGGTTAAGTTTTTCTTTTGATACGCCAAGTTCTCTTTCAACGCCAGTTCCGACATCGATCATTCCCTTTTCTTCAATGAGTTTTCGCAGAACATCTGCGGTGGTCTTAGCCTGATTCATTCTGTTTTCAGAAGTTTCGTTCAATAAAGAGCGGACAGACGAGTCATTAGCAAAACCCATCTTATCGGCAATTTCATTTAAACTATAACCTTTCTCACGAAGACCCTTTGCCGTTGCTACCTGAAGAGCACGACGCTCATCTTTTGCGAGGCTCATCTGAGTACGGAGCTGCGTAGTGGTCAAACCCATATTCTTAGCAATATCGGTTTCGCTCATTCCGGATTTTTTCAATTCCTGAACACGACTAAGAAAGTCACCACTATGCTGATACGGATTTTCTCCAGAACCATAAGGGTAACGCCCAGAACGCCGTGGCATACCATAATGCATTAAAATATCTTCCACAATGGAATTCATAGCTTACCCCTCCTGTTCTCTGATTTTCTTTATCACCTTATCAAAAGTAATAATTCTGTCCATGATTGGAACAATATCTTCAGCCGTCGGGTTGTGATATAGAATTTCATTATTCTGATAGATTCTTAATTCCATTTCAATATCCCCAGGCTTCACTTTATATTCCAAACAAAAAAGAGCCGCATATATTTCAAGCTGCTCCATGTGTGCCGGAATCTTTCCGGTCTTCAAATCGTGAATTCTTAAAAAATTATTCCGAAACAAAATCGCATCGGCTGTGCCAAAACAATTATCGGAATAGTAAAGGATCTGTTCCGGTGTCATCTTAAATCCGATGGCATCGTTCACATACATATTCAGTGTCTGCTTTGACTTTGGCAATTTCTGGTTAAGCATGATGCACTGTGCTGCAAATGCATGTAATACAGTTCCCTTTTGTGTGGCAAGGAAATTTCGATATGCTTCTGCAACTTTATCCTCACCATAATTTATCCAATGATATTTACTGGCACCAAGAAAGGCGTGTTGTCCTTCAAGGTTCGAATGATTGTTGAAGTTCATCCAGTATCTCCTCTTTATTCTCTGGACATATAAATCTTGAAAACGACATCTGATTCATACGATCCACATAATATTCTTGATTCGGCTGCTTCTTTGCGCCAGCGCTTTTTTTACATTCTAAGGAAGCCCATTTGTCTTTGTGAAGAACCAGCAAATCTGGAATTCCCTGAATGTAGGTCGGGTCATTTTTCATCACGATACAACCCGGAAATCTTTCTTTCAGTTCCTTAATCAAATTTGCCTGGAACTTATTTTCTAACATAATGGAGCCTCCTTTCAATTTTCTAAAAACTCAAAAGAGGATGTGGTATTTAATAAAAATGCCTATTTATCCTCTCTCTCTTCATAAAAGGGCATGTTTTTTTCGCGCGCAAAAAAGAGCATAAAAAAAAAAGACAGAGACACGATCAAGCATCTCTGTCCAAATATGTAATTGTCAGCTGTTATTTCTCAAATACCGGATCAGTATCCAAATCAACCATAAGCCACCGGTACACAATGTAAGAATCACATCAAGGATTAACCCAGCCGTGCTACGCTTTTTCTTTCCACCTTTACTCATCTATCGTTTCTCCTTTCTCAGCTTCTATAGCTTTTCGATCTTTCTTAAATATCTTTCCCAAACCACTCTTAGCAGAATCCATAGTTTCAGAAACACTTTCTTTCAAACGTTCTTTCTTCTCCTGCTTCTCAGCGGCCTTCTGTTCTTTAGCCTCCTGTTTAATACGAACATCGTCATCAAATATCTTTTGGCTCTCCTCGATAACTTCAGCCGTTATGTATCTCAGACAAACAGTTGTGCCAACTTTCACCTTAGCGCCCTGCTTAGGGTTTGAGTCTATGACTTGGGTATCCTCGTAATCTCTATACTTTGGATCTGCTTCTTTCATGCGAAGCTTACTCTTTGAAACTTTCAAGCCACGTTCGGTTAATAATTCTTCAGCCTGTTCCAGATCTATCGGAAATCCCTTACGATATAATTCTGGAATGATAACTTTCGTATCTATTTTTTCAGTAGGTTTATTCTGCGCATTGTCTATTGCTTTTTCGACCAAAGGTGTAACCGCAGTAATCAAACCACCAACAGCTCCGATTGCTCCTATGACACCCGAAATATTCTTATTCGATTTCGTTCCCATACAATCACCCTTTCCATACTCAAGTAGGAATTTAGGGCAAATAAAAAGTGCGCCCCAATTTGAGAGACGCACCGAAAAAGCGCATCTCTTATTGTTGCCACACAATCCTCTTCGCCGTTCAAGGGTACGAGTAAAAGAGAATACACTTTTTACCAAAGTTATTCCCTCGAACGCGATTTCATTATTAGATTGTGTGGCTCTTATAGTATAGCATGAAGCACACAAAATGGAAAGCGGATTCTGTAGCCAGATCCTAGGCCGCAAGCATCTTAGCACGCTTTGCCATATCATCATAAACCACCTTGGTTCCGTCTGCTAAATATACGACAATGCTCATGTAGTTGTACGGACAATAATCCTGGGCTTCTTTTGATAACCGCGGATACACCAATTTGAAATTGTTGAAAATATCTTTCCATGTCACTTTACGCTTTATATTCACGGCAAACCTCCTATCTGATACCATCCACCAAATGGATAACCTAAATACGGAGCTCCGACACCTGAATAAAAATCTCTAGGAATGGTATATCCAAGCATCACGTCTTCAAAAGATCTGTATGGTGGATTATCAACCCATAGCCATCCTTGTGGCATGAGCATCTCACTCTTCATCGCCACATATACACCCTTCGGAATATCTTTATCCGCTCGCAAGTGATACGGGAAATGTTCGCACAGCCAATCCTCCACCGATTTCTTGTCATTGGTCATAAAATCACCTCTTTCTTGCTTCTGGTCAAAAACCCGCTTTTATTCGCCTATTACTATATATTTTTAAACTTTCTATCATAATAGTTTGGTATTAAAAGTGGGAAAGTGGGCAGAAAACCCGCAAACCCGCATAAATACTGGGTTTTTACTGGTCAAATCCGGGTTTTTGAAAGTGGGCAAAACCGGGCAAATGGCCAGAAATTTGACCAAAATTCATAAATTTTCTCCAAATCGACTCCAATTTTTCAGTTCTGGTCAAAAATATTCGGGCTTTGGTCAAATCCTAAAACCCAAAAGTGGGCAGAAAAATGACCTGCTACTACAAAGATTTTTAACCTAGATTAGCTGAAATCGGTCAGAAATTTCGTCTCTGGTAGGGCAAATTGCGCTTCACAGCAGGCTTGTAATTGTACGTAGACATCTTGGAATCCGGCACACGCTTTACAGATTTATGCTTCCGGTCGGTGTGAATTTTGCGATTCTCTTCCTCAGAAGCATACATTCGTCTGAAGGCATCACTCAAAGCTTCAGCAAATTTCTCCATCGGCTCCAAAGCTTTGTTCCATGCCTCTGCCAAAGTTTCACACACTTTCTGTAATTCTTTCATAGTCATCATAAACTCTCCTTTACGTCATAAACGCGGTTTAATGATACTTTGGTAATTTTGCCGTCCTTTTGAACCATTGCATAGTCACCGCTCCAAAATCCAGTTCCGATCTGTAATAATTCATAAGTATCAGTATTCAATTTACATTTACTGCAATCGTCAACCACGTTGAACATTTCCTGAGTAGCTACACAAGCAGAACAGGTCGAGTAATCGGGTCTTACCTTACAGATTTTCATCTCGCCTACCTCCAAATCTTTCCTGTTCTTTTATCCTTCAGCACAACTCGTCCCTCGATATGGAAATCCGCCAATTCACAAAGTGAAAACAGGGTGTTCAGTAACTGATGAAACCTCACATCATCTTTGTCCTGTTCCTGCTCCACATTCTTAATCGCATTGTAAGCTGTCGGATCGTTATAACCCTCTGCATTTTTTCTGTCATCCTTAGCTGTCATCTCTACCTCCCCATCTCATAGAATCGTCCATCCACATTGCAGCATTCATAACAGACAGAACTACATATCCGCCGAAAATAAGAATAGCTGCCAGAACGATAATTCCTAAAATTAAATATCCCATTTACTTGTCCTCCACTTCTTCTAATCGCACACCGCCGTACACCCAAAGATCTTCTTTGAGCTTGTCCATATCCAGCTCATCGTTCTGCCACTTCTCATAATATTCGAGAACATGTTCTGTAAACTCTGGAATCCGCTTTGCATATGACTTCGGCCAATAGTGATCCATAAGCACTTCAAGCGGCAGAGTAAGCAGAAGAATCATCGCCTGATTGATAGCATCATTCGTAGCCTCCTGCTTAACTCTATCCAGCTCACCAGATATCTTTTCTCGAACCAGGGCGTCTAACTGAGCTTTCGTCAGATTGTATGTAGCGGTTTTAGCTTTCTGCTCGCACTTCTGTGCTCTTCTCCTTTCAGCCCGGCCCATACCGCCGCCTCCTTAATCCATAATGCAATTTTCTCTCGATGCAAAGAGCAAAATGCCTACCATCAAGGCAAATAAAAAGAACGTTGCATCCCACTCGATCGGGATTGTCAACGCTCCAAGTACGATAAATATGATTCCGTAAATCTTATTCTTAATCAGGTCTATCCTAAACATTGCTATTCTCCTCTTTTGATTTTGCGATACCAGCTGCTACATCGTCCATTTTTGTCTTGACTCCGGCTTCTCTGAACCGTCCGTATGCTCTGGCTGTAGCGCAGTGTTCGATGCACTTCATAACCCTGTCAATCAATGAGTACAGGCATACATAGCCGATAAGAAACATGATGATAATCTGAATAACTGTAAAATGCATAAATTTAATCCTCACTTGTATTCTTTTTGCTCTACTACTTTTTCCAGACGGATATTGACCCAATATAATCTTCTATTATAACGAATGAAATCTCCGTCAATATTACACCCTAATTTCTTTGCTTTATGCAATATCGCATTTTTTAATTGTTCATCCATAAATTATCAATCCTCCTTAATCATTGTCATATGAGATTTAACCCCATCATTAGGATCGAAACGTTTTATAGCTTCTTCTACGTCTTTCATACTACACGAATTTGCTCCCATTCTTTTGCCTGCCTCTTTGGTCCATGGGAATGGTTCACCAAACATACGTCTAACTTCAAGAGAGACAGCTGTTTCAATGATTAACTCAGAATACGGAAGTTCTTCGACCCATTTGCAGAAGCTCCGCCACTCATCCAGCTTGTGATCTTTACGCGATTTATAGATGTTAGCCAGAACTTCATAATTCATCATGACATTACGTGCCTGGTTATAGCTACTCGGAAGGAGCTGGATCATCTGCCACCATACTTGTTTATCCTTTGGGTCATAATGCTCGCCTTTATAATCTCCACCTTTCAAATATAAACTTCTGGCCTCATTCAAAACATCGATGATATCCCATAAAGAGCTGGTCCCGATACGGTTGAGGTGCTCACAACTGAAATCGTCCAGCGTAAACTCCTTAGCTGCAATCTTATGCATGGTACTACAGCTGTTAGCAACCGTTCCCACCTTGTATGTGTCAAACTCTTTCCACCAATACAAAGGTGCTGTAATTCGCACATACACGGGCAACATTCTCATAAATTTTCTATGATCTGTACCAGCTTTGGATAATCGCTGCATGAGTGAGTGATCGTTTTCACCAAGATCGAATCCTACAATATCGTATCCAGCGGTTACGTATTCACTATCACTCTTCCCCCAGCTGTTCATCGGGTTTCTCATGCCTTCAATAATAAATTTCATTTGTTCCGGACTTGCCAGAACCACATGCTCTAATTTAATCATTTTTATTCTCCTTTCAGAATATCCAGATCCCCACCAATCTGGATTATTATGCTCCTGTGTTAAGCATAGCCCACGGTTTTAATTACTCTTCTTCCTTCTCATAAGGAATCTGGATCACATCTCCACCAGGAACTGTGACCGACTGCATAAGCTGACCGGTTTCCTCATCGAAGTAAATGTTATCCATAGCGTGATCCCACTCTTCAAACTGCTCAGCGATGTTTCTACCCTTTTCTTTTCGCATGTTGATAAGCTCATCATGAACCACACGTCTCCAGGATCTTGCAATCTCCATACGGCTCTGAGCAAGGATATTGTATAGACCGTTCTCGGTCACAAAGTTGACGGAACGTCTCTGGCCTGCTACTACTAAAGGTAGTTTCAGCTTTTCGTCCTCTTCGCACATTTCGAGCATTCTCCACTCATTGCCGCTGCTGTAGCCGATAGCATGACTAATATCTTTTGCCTTAAATAATGGAGCGTCCAGATCCCCATATACATTAAGGCGCTTTCCTCCAAATGAAATACTTCCAGCAATTTTAATCTCTTTACTCATCTCTGTTTATTCCTTTCTCTTTGTAATTTAACATCCATAGCCTTCTGCAATTCTTCCGGTGTAATATCAAAAATGGACTTAAGGAATTCCAGGCAAATGTAAGCATCCGCCATCTCTTCCAAAAGTCCAATTCTGTTATCATACCCACGAATCTGTTTACTGATTGCCTGCGAAAGCTCCGCAAACTCTTCCATGGCAATCGTACACTTTAATTTCCACGGCTGACTCTCAACACTTTTTCTGATGATTCTCCGCCGCTCTTTATCCGACAACTCAACATTGCTTTTCATGCACTGGATAAATCTATTTCGATCCATTGGTGCCATCACCGCCTTTTTATTATATTGGTTGTAAAACCGGCAGCGCATAATTTTGCATTCATATCAAGAATATTGTTAACATAAATACATTCTTGATTACTCATTCGATGCCTTCTTTTTAACTCATCGAATGTAACGGTATCACCATCCCCAAGAAGTGCTTTTAAATTCATAGCAAATGTTTTACCATTTCCACGACCATTCGGGAAGGAATCAAGTTCGCCTTTTAGATATTTCTTTTGCCAATCATGCAATTCGAATCCAAATGCTTCTTTAATTCCTTTAAAATCGCTAGATAATAAATCATCCCACTGAATCTTCATTTTTCTTTTTACATATTCGGATTCATCAATTTCGGCAAAACCTTTCGGAGCTTCTTTGAAATATCTGTTGATTTCAACCTTTTCCATAGACGGGGTGATTACATACAGAATTCCGACAGTATCATAATCGCCATTCTTAGGATCTGTAAGGAAATCCTCGGTATATACTTTATATGCTCTATCAGACGGCATATACGGCATAGTAATAGGATACAGTTCGTCCATGACAGAATCGATCAGTCCGCTGTGATATGATACATTCGGATTTTCAATATTTACGCCATGGTACCGATTTACGTCATTATACTCGACAGTACCATCTTCTTTTACTTTTTTGAATAATGAACTCATCCGCTTAGACTGATACTCTTTGGAGCCATCTTTTCTTTCGAAATTGCATTTATTCCATCCATCATCTGTATCCTCGATAGGAAGAAGAGGCTTATTTTCAATAAGACGGTTTAAGATTGCTTTGGTTAAGCCAATGCTGAATCCTGAATGGCCATCCTCGCAAAGTGAACGGAATGCTTTTAATGCACTCTCATAACAAGCACAGCCGTAGTCCCACTCACCATCTTTTCTGTCCGGTTTCTCTCTGCGGCAGGCGATAGCGATCTCGTTTTCAGCCCAACGCTCCATGCTTGATTTTTCACGGCAGGAACCGATAGAGCGGTTGCGATCGTCTATGTACTCATTTGCAAATATCTTTCTGCAATTTCCGCCAAATGCTTCCACGATTTCCGGAAGGTTATCATTTGCAGCATCAAAGATCAGTCCGTACTTTTTACACCACTCCACAGCCTCTTTTGTCTGCTCTTCATTTCTGGATGTCCAAAGAATCAGCTTTTCTCCGTTAGCCTGTCTCTTTTTCAGATACTCGATGAGCTCCTCGTTCGGCATACCAATCTCCGGCCACTTGTTCTCGCATAAAGTTCCGTCAAAATCTACTGCAATAATATTTTGTTTCATTTATTTTCTCCTTTCTTCGTACCGCCATAAAGCTCATTCAACTGTGCTAAATAATCACTTTGCTCGTCACAAAATATAATTTTATCCGGATCAACTCTCCTTACGCCATCGGTAAATTCGACAATACCAAACACTTGTGTACCGATTCCAGTAGATATGAAGCTTAGTCCATCTAATATTGGACGCGTATACTGCTCTTCCCATAAGTGAAAAATTCCATATTTACCATCAACTTTACAAAGTCTGGTTTCATGTTTTATCTCGATTTCTGCATTCAACGCTTTCCCTCTTTCTTAAACCTCATGAATTATTTTTTAATAATCCCGATGAATTCCACTCGTTCTTCCGCCAGACTCACAAAATATCTTTTCCCTTTGTAATCGACGATATCACCCTCGTACTTATAGTTCTTGTCCGGCTCCGAAGCATACGCTAAGATGTTTATTTTTGTCGTTCTGTTCATAGCTCCTCCAAATATCAAGCTCCAGGTTGCATGGATGATTGATCTGCATACTGCAATTCCTGAAGTTTTTTCTTCATATTGTCCAATATATACTCAACTGTAATTTTCGTTGTCTGCGCCAGTTTTATATATTTGGAATGTTCCTCATACCATTTGAATATCTCATAGAGATTTCCACTCTGCCAACTGAATGACCACCAATCACAAATCATCTCAATAATGTAATCGTATGGCATTTCCAAAACGGTCTCCAGTTCGCCATCTTCCATATCATCATGAATAAGAATCCAGTGCTGCCAATGATGTGGATTTCTGTGAATATGAAGTAACCATGCTCTCTGATACCGTTGTACAACCTCATAAGAGCGATTATTTCCATAGAAATATGCATCGTATGCCTCATACTCATCCGGCTCGTTCTTAGACTGATCGTGAGCAAATTCTGTATTCCATCCGGCGGTAAGTGTATTTGTCATAAGTCCCGGTAAATTTTCAGAAAGCCAGTCGAACCCTCTTTTCACATTGGCTCGATGTCTGGCTAAATATTGATCGTACTGAAAGCTCACTTTTGACCCTCCTTCTTTTTCTTTGTTACCAGCTTTTCATAAAGTTCTCTCGCTTCGTCTCCCTGGAAAGCATTGATAATCTCGACAGACTGATTCATCCGCTTTCTTCCTACAACCATTACTCCAGTGTCGTTTTTGTTTGAAAAATCAACACTAACTAAAATACTATCTACCATTTTCAGCCTCCTTCCAGTAAACAGGTTTATCTGAATTGGCATTCATCGGTTCCGCCAAACAGTCGTTACACGGATCAAATTTTTCTTCGAGATCCTTGTGCTCACATGTTTTACAATAGGTTTTGAAATCAACTTCTTTGTAAATATTTTCCATATTGCACCTCATTCCCACTTTACGTATTTTGTTTCATTAAATGTTTTCTTGTCTTTCAATGCTTTGCTGATGGCAAGATCAATACCAGACCTGGATTTCAAATGATAGTAATACAGATCCGTATATGGCGTATTCATCCTGTCTATTCGACCAGCAGACTGCGCCATAATCTTATACGAATAATTCTGAGAATAGAATATGATCGTGTCCGTCGTAATACAGTTCCATCCTTCAGCTCCAGCATTGTACTGAACCAAATATACCCATGAATCGCTAGTCGGAACTGGCTGATGTTTGTGGCCGTTCCACTCTCCGACTTCATATCCAGAGAATATCTCTTTCAGAAGCTCAAGCTCATAATCGAAATTGTAAAATATAATCGCTTTCGGATGCTTCTCCACAATTTCCAGTAAAGCTATTTGTCTGGACTGATCGGTGTTTACAATTTTTCTCCATACATAGCACAGACCAGCAGCATTGATAATTGGTTCTTTTTTAAACGGGTCCCATCTGGTTTTTCCGACATCTTTATACCTTTCGATATTGTACTTGACATAAATATCCTCATGGTGTGAAACCGTCTGGCGCTTAAAATCCATATTCACCAAGATTTTGTTTCGCAATCGAATCAATCTACCAGTATTCAAATATCGGTCGACTTTAGGAAATTTACTGAAACGGCTATAGACTATATGCTCCCTTGTAAATTCGCTTCGGTTTTTATAAAATCCATTAGCCACAAACACTGGAATATAATCCTGCCAGGTATCACCAGGTGTTGCGGATAACAGTATCCACTCATTTACCTTAGCTATTTTCAAGAATGCTTTAACCCATGTTCCAGCGCCTATAACACGCTGCTCATCAAATATAAAGAAAGCGTCCTTAACATCTGCATACTTCTTGATGTTGTTCCAGGAATCAATCACAACCTTATTGGTATACAAATTCTCTTCTTTATCCGTTGATAATAGAAACGGCGAGAGTTCCTCTTCCCATTCAAAGGTGTCTCGTTTCCTAGCAGTTGTGATAATGTACAAATCTTTAATGGTTGTATCATCCATTGGAACATACTCATCTGTTCCAAGCTCCCCACCATTTCGAACATAATAGTAGGCCAGCGAAGTTCTGGATTTTCCACTACCAACACCGCCACAAAGTATGCAGCCGTTTCGCATTTGCCGTACAGCCTTTTCCTGATAGTCCCGTAATTCTACGCCAGCCATCACACACCTTTCGTGACGAATCCGTCTTCTACCTCGACTTCATAGCCGTCACCATCCAGATCTGCTTTTGGACCATACAAGAGCATACAAGTTGTTATGGTTTCATCGCTCCGATTCTCTGAATGATAAAACCCATATAGGCAGTCCAGCACTTTTTTAGTGATAGATAATTTACGGCAATCGTACATAACCTTGCTTAAATCTGAAACGCCCATGATTTTAGCAACATTGTCATAAAGCTCGCTGATGCCGCACGTACACTGCTCTTTTGGAATAGAATATCTTTTCTTCATTCGTCATCACCCTTTCCAAATAACTTGTTAATCTGACGGAGCATTCTTCTTGTACTCCATACATCTGAGAAATACATAGGCGTATACCAATAATTTTCAGATGAATCGTCCGTAGACATTGGATCAGTTATCGAGTTACCTATTTTTATAAATCCAGCCAATCCAAGAAGCGAGATTTGGATATAACACATCAGTCCAACAATTTCATCAACGTCCTGTGCAACTACTAAAATATGATTCTGGTAGTTCCTCGGCGGATCGCAATGTTCAAGCTGCTTTCGTATTACATGTACACCGGCAATCAAAGTTGCTCCAGCACCGCAGCATGGATCGTTAATCGAAATATAACCATACTGCTCTATCTTTTCTAAAGCATCAGTCGCTACCACTTCGGCCATAAGTTCGCAAACATGATATGGTGTGAAGAATTGACCTGCTGAACGATTTCCAAGATCCAGCCGCATAAACATTTTTCCGAGGAAATCCTGCTCCTGGTTCTGATCCAGTGCCATAGTTGTGTATGCTGCTAATTCCGGAAATATAGCTTGCTCTTCTTCTGAATACTGACGAATAATTCTAAGATATCGCTTCTCTCTTTGGTCGTAGTTTTCCTTGTCAAAAACATTCGAGATTGAACACGCATGAAGCAAAATATAATCTCTCCACACATCCCATGCTCGATGTCTGTATGTAAGTTTCTGAAAAGATTTTAAGAATTTATCCTCCCAGTCAATTTTCGGTTCAGATTTCGTAGTTACTTCTGGTGGTTTCTCATCCTTCTTTTTCGTTTCGCCGAAAGTTGGTTGCCACTTAGGTGGCGGTTCTTTTGCTTTGAATGTTTTAGGTACCGTAGTCTTAATCTGTGGTTTTGGCTTCGGCTTTTTCTTATTCCAAAACATAAATTTTCTCCTTTCATAAAGTAAGAGTGCCGGCTTTGACACCGACACCCTCAAAACATGATTTATGCGAACGGCGGCTCCTCTTCATCCGCATATTTCTCAGCAAACACATCTTCCTCAATCGTGACGTACATAGTCTTCAGATATGCCTTGATACCGGATTTTCCATTCACTTCCCACTTTGACGGGCTAATGACCAGATCAACATTTCTGATTTCAGCATAGTCAAGAGACGATACAGACTCCTCGTCCAGCTTTGTTTTAGCTCTTCTGGTAACCATGTATACATTCGGGGGAATGTTATCGAACCGAACAGCGACCTGAATATAGTGAAGAGGTTCTTCATCCTCATCTCTAGGAGGAAGGATTCTTACATTCCATCCGTCTTCGCCGAGCTTTTGTGCCTGGTCTGCATCCGGGATTACAACGCAGAAGTTACGGTTACCTGCTCTGTTGTACTTGGTCTCTTCTCCTCTGAAATTTCTGAACATAATACGAGCATTCTCAATAATCAGCTCATTTACATTTGCTCTTGCCATGATTAAATTCTCCTTTATTCTTTTCTAATTTTCCGGTGGATTCATTGCGTGCTTCATCACAATATCTGAAATATCATAATCAAGTTCACAATCCATGTGGAAGTTATCGTTGTTGAAATGCGGGCAGTCGAAGCATGTCCGATACTTATCCTCCCCACAAGGCATCGCCCATGGAACAACACAATCTACATCGGCATCGTTGGCGCCAAGCTCTGGTACATACGGATCATCAGATACAAACCACTCGAAGTCTCCGTACTGAGAAATGGTCTTTACGGCCTCGTCAACCAGCTTGTCATAATAGGAACGATCAATACCGTCTTCCTTGCCAAGTTCTTTTACCATCTCCGATTCCATCCAACGATAGCCTTTAGAACCGGTTGCAGCATAGTAACGACCGTCTTTTTCTCTCATCAGAAGTCCAGCTCCATATCCATCTTTCATCGGACAGAACTGACCAACCTTTCCAATAAAGTGATAGTCGTGTCCTTTTTCAATCAATGGAGTAAGCTTCTGGCATGTGGCTTCAAAAGTGGTGTCGGATAACAGCCCCTTCTTATAGTCACTCTCTGCCTTGCTGAATTCTTTTTCTTCCTTACTGACATCCGGTAATTCTTCATTCAGATCCAAATATAAAGAGCTGCTCACAGATTTGGTCTCGCACATGTCTTCAAATACGATGTCTTCTCTGCTGAACAGCTTCTTAAATACATATGGAATCTGGAACTGAGTACCTGTTGCCGTCCATTTTCCGCCTTTCTTTTTGTTGTCGCCAGGGACGTAACCATACATTTTCTGGCATTCTTCTGCCGATTTATACTTTGCAATATATACGGCATCATTGACCAAGCACATACGATCGTACGTAGCCTCGTGTTCAAATGTGTATCCATATCTCTCACCAAAGTCCATAACAAACTGAATGATCTCCGGTGTAGCATCCGGGATCTTAATAGAGTCTGTCTTAATGTGCGCAACTTGGAATCCACGCTTCAGAACCTCATTCTTAAGGTCGATCATGAACAGCGCTCCGCGTTTCGCCACAATGTTGTCAATGTTTCTCGGATCACGGAACGGATTATCAAAGGACGCAGATGTAAGACCGTATACAGAATTGATAGCCGTCTTCAGCGCATTGGCAAGATCCTTTGATGTCATCTCACCGTCGATAACTCTCTGAATATACGGTGTGAGTTTTCCATCCAGCATGGTATTAACAATATCCCAAGCCTCGTGCTTAATGCTTACACGACCCTCAACAATATCACGGAACGCCTTCGTAAATCTCGGTCCAAACAGAACCTCAGCAATAGCACTATGCGGATGCATTGAAGAAATATCCAGGAGTGCTGCATTTCCATACATTCCAGGAACGCCCTGTGCAAATCCGCCCTCGCCCACTTCTTCTCCACGATATGTAGATTTTCCATGGTCGAATACATACCCAGGAAAATATGGAAGAATGCTGTGAGATTCAAATGGAACTTCGTCTTTATCGTTGTATTTCCACCCATAGTGAGGTTCTTCCATCATTTTCGGGCAAGCTTCCTTAAGGAAATCCATACTCTCTTTATCCAGTGATTCTACCGGTTCTGCCAGATTTCTGTAATGGAACTCTGACTGCGGTTTCCGGTTGTTTCCAAATATAATTCTGGTTGTAAGAGAGTTCGTAGTATCATTAACGGTCATCTCCGCTAAATCTGCCAGAATCTGTCGCGCCGTCCAGTCAGCCTCAAGATAATTAAAGGCCGCCTCAGTAGCAATAACATCGTTATCACAATACTCAGCGACCTTAATCCAAAGCTCTTCAGGAACCGGTTGATCCCATGGAAGACCAAGCTCTTGGTGATGCGTTCCTGCCTTGATGATTCTTATTTTTTCGTCGGAGAATCCTTTTTTCTTGAGATCGTCATCGGTGAGGTTTCCCATCTCGATTTCCAATTTCTTAAGACTCTTCTTATTACCAGCCGAAGCGAAATCATACACGTCCGTATAGGATACGTTGTACGCTTCTCCAAAGAAACAGTTCGGACTTCCGTTAATGATTTTCTGTGAAAGGTTATAGAGCTGTTCATTTGTATAACCCATTAACCTTGCATATAGAATATGATTATCGTATCTTCGACAGTTGAAGCCAACCAGTCTGAACCGCATCAGCTCCTCGATCTCACTCGGAGATGGGTTAATCATTCTCACAACAGGCTTTCCCTCACCCTCGATTTTCCAGTTCACAAGGAATAAGTTTGGGAAAACCTCAATATCATAGAATACCAGCTTTGCATCATCGTTTTTCACCGCTGTGGACGGATCTGCGGATTTAAACTGCATTTTGTTGACTAACTTAATACAATAATCTGCTTGATGAGTGCTGTTCGCTGCAAATGCTAATACTGCATTGCGCATGTCTGTGACATCGTACTTCAAATCACTTCCATACGCATCTTCCAGTATCTTGTAGATAAAATCGATACTGGGCTTAGTTCCCGGATGTATCTCTTTATTAAGATTCCGTTTGATCAGTGTTCTAAGCCCTTTCTCGCTCTTAATCGCTTCAAAATTTACCATTTTTTGTTCTCCTTTCAGCGGTAAACCGGAGCTAATTGTTGCGATAGGCAAATCATTACACTTTGACAGCATACGCCGTAAAGAGCTTTTGCCCGTGAACACCTTAACTTCAACATGGTCGTCATACACTCTGCTAAGCTGTGTCGGATCGCCGGTATAAATATAATGAAGATGTATACCTTGTCCTGATTTACTAAGCTCGGCATAGGTCGGCGGCCACTTACTTGCTTCTGCTAAATTCTTTTCAAATGACTTATTTCCAGATTCGTCTTGAATATCAAAGTCAATCACGATATGATTCTCCGGAACTTTCACATAATGAAGTTTTTTCGTATCAATTCCAGATAATTTTGTGCGAACAGAATCCCATTTTTTCTGAGGTGTTTCGTTTTCCGAAGCATACTGCGCAGGACATTCCGAACACACATCATCAAATATAGATTCAGTGCTATCGAATTGGATCAGTTCCGGTTTGACTACTTCTGCCTTTTCCTCTACAGTTTCTTCTTCAAATTTTTCTGTTCTGAACCCGATGTAATAGCTTCTAACACGAGTTCCATCATCCAAATTAAAGCGTTCCTGAAAATCATGAAAATAGTTTTTAAGTTCCTCTTTGAACACCCTCTGTGAGAACGGGAACCCGACCTTGGCATCATCACAGTAGGTTTTGTACATCTCCCATGCGGCTTTCAGGGTTGTCCCGTTTTCTTTCTTAAACACATGGTACGAATCGATAATGAAGTTATAGAAATCATTAGATGCGCCAAGCATCGTAATCGGAATATAATCGTCATAACGACCAGGATTGCTCAAATATACTTCCTGGCAATGATAGGCAATAGCTCCCAATTCAAATTCCACTTGCTTCACAATCGTTTTGTACTCTTTTGGATTCAGCTTATTTCCAGACGGTGATACATCGATCAATCGTCGAATCAGACCGGACTTCGCATCTGTAATCTTGACCGGCTTATTCGTTCCCATAAACAGGAAACATTTGAACCGGTTTGAGTATGTAGACTTGAATTTTTCGTTCACAGTCATCAGCTCATGAGATACCAAACTGTTTAATCTGGTATTGTCCTCAATTCTCGACAAATCGCCATCGTGCTGAATGGCAACCAGCGGGTTTGTTTTAAATGCTTCCAATGCAAACGAATTGCTGGAAGATCCAAGTGCTTTTGCGTCAAATACAGAATAGTATCCGTCGAAAAGCTGCTGAATAATGTTAAGAACTGTGGATTTACCTGTTCCAGCAGCTCCGTATAAAACCATAAATTTTTGCAGTTTTTTGGATTCTCCAGATACGATTGACCCTATAGCCCACTCAATCTTTGTCCGCTCCTCTTCTGAATATAAAGTAGACATCAATTTCTCATAGGCAGACAAATCGCCAGCTTCAAGCGGATAATTCAACTTTTTGCTGGCGTAGTCTTTTTTATTAGTTTCTGTATTGGAAAATATAAGTTTGTCGTCCAACGTATGAAAGCTGTCCCTCATCTGCTTCTGACAATACTTATGCCATGAGTCGATCATACCCGACTCGGCATCCCACATATGCAGGACTTTAATATCGGAGTTAAAACGCTGGCGGTTCTCCTCAGCATATCTATCCAGTTCGCGGTCAATGAGCTGCAAGGCATCTTGCTCGTCCGTAGACCATAAACCACATTCCTCAATCCAGATAGCATAGAAATCACCACCTCGAATCATTAGATCGGTGCTTTTTTTAATAATGAACTTTGGATAGATTTCTATTACTCCACGTTTCGTTGAACGTGTTGAAATCACCATAAAGTCGATCATCGCATTTTTTACTCTCCTTCCGGACGCTTAAGTTCCTCGATTTCCTTTTCCAGTTTTCTGATACGCAGTGCCTGGTCTTTCTGTTCGATCTTCATAACAACCAAGTTTGCAGTTGTCATAATAGCAAAGATTGTAAGCTGCTTATTAAAACTCCGCTGTTTACTTACTGCTCTTGTGACAACGTCCAATCTTTTCTCAGATGACCGTAAGCTGCTGAAAATATAAGTAAGCATTTCGCCCATTACTTCTTACCTCCTCTTAATCCATTCATGAAGCTTTCGACAGTCTCAAACCGCCAATTCCCTTTATTGTTGAATGTAAATATAAATTCCTGATGGTTCTTCTGACGGATACGAATACTGTTCTTTCCGTTCTGAAACCAGGTTTCTACCTTATCCCCAGCATACTGAGGAAAATATAACTCGAACCACTTGTATACCTCACTATGGCTCATAACGCCCTCCTATCTGATATTGTCGAGATACCAGTTAGCCTGATACCAAATCTCAATATCTCTCATATCATATCTGCAATGCTCGATTGTGAATAAGCCACCCTTGCCATCCCGTCCGTAGTCACGATTCAGGAATCGCCGAATAACATCGATGGCATGAGCCTTGTCAAATTTGGAATCATCCATAGAACCCAACCCAAGGCTCACGATCATATCCCAAAACCACTGGCCTGTCCGATTACCGATGTCCGGATCATCCATGATGTG